ACGTCGCCGGATACACCGCCCTCGTCTGGGGTGTCGGAGGCAGGGCCCCGGACGTCACCCGCGCGCACCAGCTGGCCCTCACGGACGGCGGGTACGTCATCGTGTTCCTGCTGACGATCGTGCTGATCGCCCTGCTCAAGTGGGGTCCGAAGCAGTCGAAGTCGAAGATCCTCCTCGGCTGCCTCGCCGGGATCCTCATCGCCCTCTCCGGGAACGTGGCCGGTGTCGCGGCGATCCCGCTCGGCTCCGGCGCGAACATGGCCGGCCTCGGTTTCACGGGGGCGTTCGGATGAGCGCCGACGAGCCTGAGCCCGCGGACGCCGAGGCGGCGGGGGAGGAGCGGCAGATGAGCGAGGGGACAGCGAAGGCCATCCTCGCCATCGTCGTGGTCGCCAGCCTGGCAGGGATCATCGTCGCGTTTCCGTGCGTCGCCTACTTCGTCGCCGGGGCCCTGTCCTGCTGGGGCTGGCAGCGCGTGGCCAGCTGGATCGAGGCGCGCGGCGAGGACGTTGAGGGCGACGCGGAGGAGGAGCCGGACGTGGTTGAGGCCCTGGAGTACCTTGGCCGCAATGGCAATCACGTGCTGCTGACCCAGCTGCAAAGGCGGCTCGGCGTGAAGGACACGAAGGCAGTGCGCAAGCTGCTGAAGGCCGAGAAGATCCGTGTGCGCCCCGGTGTACGCACCCCTGCTGGGAACGGCCCGGGCGTCCACCAGGAGGACATTCCGGCCCCTCCCCCGGTAGAGGCCACCCCTTCCGAGGGTGGTTGTTCTTGCAGGCCAGAGCCAACAACGCCAACGCCAACAACGGGTACGACCGTCGAGGCGATCGGGCTCGCGGGGGTGGTCGTGAAAGACGGCAGCGAGACCAGCCGTCAGCACCGCGTCCGATAGCGCACGGCGTGAACGGGCCCCGCCGCAGACTCCCGCGGTGGGGCCCTCGTGCGTCATCCTGAGCCCATGCCTGCCGCATTCAAGTTCACCGGGGAAGACAAAGACCTGACCTTCGACGAGCTCGCCAAGTTCGTAGAGGCCGCGCGCCGGGCCGGCGTGCGGGGCGACAATCCGGTCCGTGCGGAGCTGTCGACGAGCGGGAAGATCAAGCAGGTTGAGGTCGCGTTCGGTGAGGACGACGGCTGACCGCCTGCCACACTGGAGGGGCGCGCCGGGTACTGCCCGGCCGCCCCTGGTTGAGGCCCCCGCTGCCACCCCCGTCGGCGGGGGCTTCGCCATGTTCCGGCCCGGGCTGTCGGTCCCGGCGGCTACGATCCGCCCCAACTGTCACGCCCTTGGGGGGACCATGAACCAGCCGCCGCCGTCGTATCCGCCGCAGCCCGGGCCTGGGTGGACACCACCACCCCCGCAACCACCGCGCCGTCGGTGGGGCCGGATCCTGATCTGGGTCGTGGCGCTGCCCGTGCTGGGGGTGGCGGTCGGCTGGGGTGCGGTCCTCGCGACAGGGGACGACGGGGACCCGGCCGCGTGCAAGACGGCCCTCGCCCACAACTACCGCAAGGCCATGACTGACGGCGCCAAAGGACCGGAGCAGCCCCGGCCGGCGGAGTGCCGCGGGCTGGACACGAAGACGCTGAAGAAGATCACGGGCGAGGTGATCGGCGAGTACCTGGACAGCGACCAGGCGGACAAGGATCTGGGGAAGGCCTTCGAGGACGGGGTGAAGTCCGCACTGCCCACGCCATCGTCTGGCGTCTCGGCTCAGTGCCGGGAGTGGATTGCCGGGGAGCTTCAGGACGATTCGTCGTCGATCGACGGTACGGCCGGGTACGCGGCGTGCGGGGATCTGTCGGACGGGGAGATGCAGGCGGCGATCGACGAGGTGGAGAAGGAGCTTGCGGCGAGTGCCGCCGCATCGCCGTGAGACTCGACATGCTGTCCGGAACCAGACGGCGTACGGCAGGCATCATGCCCCCTGTGCGCCACCTTCCAGGGGGGACCATGCGTATTCGCTACACCACCATCGTCGCCGCCGCTGTGCTCGCGCTAGCTGGCTGTTCCAGTTCCAGCGACGGGGGCAAGCCGTCCCCGGCGCCGACCCTCACGGTCACGAAGACGCCCGCCCTGTCGGCGGCCGAGCAGCGGAAGGCCTGCGTCGCTGCGTGGGCCGTGGTGCTGCACGACAACGCGGACGCCGATCAGGAGTTGGACGCGCCGACCGAGTGCGCGGGGGTGCCGGAGGGTGATCAGTACGGGGCGTACTGGGATGGGATGATGCAGCGGAATCAGGAGAACCAGGACGCGGCGCGGGAGTGCTTGGACGACCCGTCGTGTACAGCGTTGCCGGTGCCGTAGGTCGGGTGTGAAGAGGCCCCGCTCCGGGTTCGGGCGGGGCCTTCGTCATGCGGTGGGCGTGGTGGTCGGGGGGATTCCGAGTAGCCGTGGGGGCAGGCCATAGGCCCGGTAGATCGTCGCTCGCAGTTGATCGGCTGGGCTGTCCTGGGGCCGGCGCTCGTAGGCGTGCCGGTCGACCTGGTGCAGGGCGCGGTCTCGGCGCGGGTAGGGGCGGTGCGTCATGCGCTCTTCCCCTCTGGCCTGTCGGGCAGTTCCGCGTCCGGGCGCCGCAAGTACCAGCGCACCAGGTCCTTGATGACGGCCGCGCGGTCGCCGCCGGGGGCGCGCTCGGCAAGGTCGGCCCAGTCCTGGTCCTCGATGCGGACTGATCGGTGCTTGGTCTTGGGGGCGTTCGGCATGAGTCCACGGTATCGCGGGTGTACGGACACCGGTACCCCTCAACCCCTTGCGGTGTACGTACACCTCGCGCTACGGTGTACGTACACCAAGAACGAGGGAGACCACGATGAGGCACACGGCGAACGAGACCAGCACCCAGACCCTCACCCGCCTCATCAAGGCCCTCGACGCCAAGCACCCGGTGACCATCACCTACGTGAAGGCGGAAGGCAGCACCACGGTCCGGACGATCGAGATCGCGGACATCATCGTCACCACCGCCGGAGACATCGTCCTCCGTGCCGCCGACCGCGACACCGGCGAGATGCGTTCCTTCCGGACCGACCGCCTCGTCGCCTACACGATCCACCGGACCTCGTACACGGTCGCGATCCCCACCGCCGACGAGCTCAAGCAGCGCACCACCACCGGCCTCAACACCGTCACCGTGCTCTACCCCGTCGACTGCCCCGCCACCACCCGCGTCGCACTCCTCGCAGACGCCCTCGCCGCCTAGGAGACCGCCATGCTCCCCTCCGAGATCCTCGCCAACATGACCACCCCCGGACTTCGCGAGGAACGCGCCGCCTGCCTGCAGCTGACCGTCGCCAGCTTCTGTAGCGAGTCCGTGATCGAGTACCACGCCGACTACGCCGACCGGATCAGCGACGAAATCGACAGCCGCGACAACACCTGACCGCCCTACCCTCGACCCACCGCCACCGAAAGGCACAGCCCATGCCGAACCTGCGGATCATCCTGGAACGGAAGAACAGCCACGCGTCCTACCGTCAGGACGCCACGCGGGAGATGGGGCCGCGCGGCTATCGGGACCCCACGACGCGGCCCGTCATCGCGGCGAACCGCATCTACCGCCGCCGCTACGCCGACTGACCGCCGTACACGCCAAGGGCCTCACCCCCGCCGCCCGGGAGTGAGGCCCACAACCATGCGCCCGGAAGATCACCACACCCACCCGGGCCACAATCACCCCATGACCGCCTACCCGGCGCGCTGCCCCAAACGCAACCTCAACGGCCGCATGTGCTCCAACCCCGCAGGACAAGGCACCAACCACCCCGGCCAAGGCACCTGCATCTGGCACCGCGGCGCCAACCGACACGTCGAAGAGGCATGGGCCATGGCCAACGAAATCGCAGCCGACCGCAACGTCACCCCCCACGAAGCACTCCTCGACCTCGTCCGCAACGCCACCGGCCGCGCCGCCTGGGTCGACAACGTCCTCGCCAACGAGATGCGCGAACACGTCGAGTCCGGCGGCGACCCGCTGAAACCGCCGCCGTCGCTCACGAAGTGGCTGGCGCAGTCCCGGCTGGAGCGCAAGCTCGCCGCGACCACCGCGAAGCAGGCCGTCGACGCCGGCGTCATGGTCGCCCTCGAACGCCGCCTCGACATGGAGGGTGAGCTCGTGGCGTCCGCGCTCGCCGCCGCGCTGGACGTCCTGGACCTGGATCACGAGCAGCGGGTGAAGGCGCTCGGCGCAGCTCAGCAGCACCTGTTGGGCGCTGGCGGGGCACCCGCGATCGAGTGAGCTCGCGCTCCGGAATGAGCGAGCGGATTCCGCTGGCATCCTGCCGCGCATGAGACCGCCCAACCCAACAGCCATCCGGTGACCGGCGTGTTCCGGGCCGCCGTCATCCCGGCCCGTGACCGACATGACCTCCTCGCCGACTGCATCAACTCGGTCGTCGACCAAGTCGATAGCGTCATCGTCATCGACAACCTGTCGAATCCGCCGGTCGATCCGGAGCCGTGGCACGGCAAGGTGGGCGTCGTCTATCTGCCCATCGATCCGCCGAACATCTCGACGCTGTGGAACGTCGGCATCACCCTGGCCGACTCCCAGGCCCACCGCGCCGGCGCCGAGCAGTGGGATATTTCCGTCCTCAACTCCGACGTCACCGTCCCGCCCGGCTGGGTCAAGGCGATGTCCGACCAGATGCGACTCACCCCCGCGGTGCTGGCTTACCCGGACCAGAACGGCGGCACGGACCTCCTCCTGCACAGCAGGGCCGAGCCGATCGACCTGCGGCAGCGCATCACCGGCTACGCCTACATGCTGCGCGGCGAGCACGGCCTCCGCCTCGACGAGTCGATGGCCTGGTGGTACTCGGACGACGACCTCGACTGGCGCGCTCGGCAGCAGGGTGGTGCCCTCCTCGTCCCGGGCCTCGCGGTCGAGCACCGTGCCCCCAACGTGTCGACGCACGAACGCCCCGAACTCCTGGAGCAGACAGGCCGCGACCGGGAGACCTTCCGTACGAAGTGGGGGCGCACCCCATGGTGAGGAGCCACATGAAGATCGCAATCACCGGAGGCTCCGGCTTCCTCGGCGCGGCCGCCATCCAAGCGGCCGAGGCGGCCGGCCATGAGGCGTGGTCGTTCGACCGGGCTCACGGCCACGATGTTCTCGGCGACCTCGACGCCCTCGCCGGCGCGGACACGGTCATCCACCTCGCGGGGATGCTCGGCACCTCGGAGCTGTTCGACACCCCCGAGGCCGCCGTGCACGCCAACGTGATCGGCACTCTCAGGGTGCTGCGCTGGTGCCAGGACCACGGCGCCGGGTACGTGGGGATCAGCATGCCGCCCGTGTTCCCCTCGGTGTACACGGCGACGAAGGTGTGCGCGACGCGCCTCGCGACCGCGTGGCACACGGCGTACGGGCTGCCCGTGGCCCATGTCCGGGCGTTCAACGCGTACGGGCCCGGCCAGAAGTGGGGGCCTGGGCACCCGCAGAAGATCCTGCCCACGTTCGCTCGGGCAGCGTGGGAGGGCCGGCCGCTGCCGGTGTGGGGCGACGGCGAGCAGACCATGGACCTCGTGCACGCCGACGACGTGGGCCGCATGCTCATCGATGCCGCGCAGCATGGGGATGACGTCACGTTCGACGGTGGGACCGGGATCGCGGTCACGGTGAACGAGCTGGCTGAGGCTGTCCTCGACATCACCGGCTCGCGGGCCGGGGTGGAGCACCTGCCGATGCGGGCGGGTGAGCGGCCGACGCGGATCGTCGCGGAGGGCGAGGGCTGGGACCGGCTGGACTGGAAGCCGGAGTTCTCGTGGGCGCGTGTGGTGTCGGCGGTGGAGTGGTATCGGGCTTCGGTATGAGCGATGTAGCGATCCTGAGCGCGGTGTACGACTCGTACGACGACCTGAAGGAGGCTCTGCCTCAGGACGGTGTGTCGGTGGACTGGGTGTTCGTCACGGACGACCCGGTGATCGGGGCGAAGGAGACGTTCCGGGGCTGGCGTGTGGCTTACGAGCCCCGGCCTGGTGTGCACCCCAACCGGGCAGCGAAGCACCCGAAGTACGAGCCGTGGAAGTACACGGATGCTCCGGTCTCGCTGTGGGTGGACGCGTCGTTTCGGGTGGTGTCGGAGCGGTTCGCCGTCGAGGCGACGGCCGGGCTGACGGACGAGGAGCCGATCGCGCAGTTCGTGCACCCGTGGCGAGACTGCCTGTTCGACGAGGCGACTGCGTCGGCACATCTGCGGAAGTATGAAGGTGAGCCGGTGCTGGAGCAGGCCGACGCCTACTCGCTGGCTGGCCACCCGGAGCACTGGGGCCTGTGGGCCACGGGCGTGATCGGCCGCCGTCACACGGACGCCGTGCGGGAGTTGGGCGCCCGGTGGCTGCAGGAGACGTACGAGTGGTCGTTCCAGGATCAGATCTCGCAGCCGTACGCGTTGCGGGAGACGGGGCTGCGCCCGGTGGCGCTGCCAGGCACGCATCTGGCCACGCCGTGGCTGGCTTATGAGGGGAGTGCGAGGCACGGATGAATGAGCAGCAGAAGCCGAGCGTGGGCCGGATCGTCCACTACGTGAGCTACGGGACGCCCGGGGGCGAGTACACGCCGCAGTGCCGGGCGGCCATTGTGACCGAGGTGGCAGAGGACGACCGGTTCGTCGGACTGGCAGTCCTCAACCCGACAGGAATGTTCTTTCGCTCCCTGGCCGACGGGGGCTGCCAGCTCGTGGAGCAAAAGTTCGGAGTGGCCAACGGCGGCACGTGGCACTGGCCGGAGCGTGTCGGATGACGAGCATCGAGATCGGCGGCGGCACCCTCGTCCAACCCGGCTGGATCAACCTCGACTCCCGCAACGGCGACGGCGAGTGGCAGCGCATGGCGCAGGACACGCCGTGGCCCGCCGCCGACAACAGCATCGACGGCATCCGCGCCTCGCACGTCATGGAGCACATCCCCGCAGGCGAGCCGCGCATCGCGGTGATGAACGAGGCGCACCGGGTGCTGCGCCCGGGCGGCGTGTTCGAGGTCATCGTGCCGATCCTCAACGACCCCCTGTCGTGGCACGCGATCGCCGACCCGACGCACGTGAGCTTCTGGGTGCTGGAGTCGTTCCACTACTTCGACGGGCACTTCGCGGCGAACGCGGACTACGGGATCCGGCCGTGGCAGACGCTGGAGCTGAGGGTGGAGGGCGGCTTCGAGTGCCACTGGAAGGGGACGCCGCGATGATCAACACCTACACCCGAACCCACGTCTACGTCGAGTTCGCGAACCCGTACCTCGTCTGCGAACTGTGCCGACAGCCCGTCACCGCCTGGCACAACAACGACAAGTGCGGCTGCGAAGCACCCTGCTGGAACATGCCGTGCGAGCACGCGCTGGGGACCGTCGACACCTGCCCGTCCTGGAACCCGGTCACCGGCTGCGAGTGCCAGGAAGTCCTCGGCAGCGTGGGCCACGAGGCGGCACCATGAAGCCGGGCGTCACCATCGTCACGCCCTTCCACGAACAGCGGCGCACAAACGGCATGCTCGACCGCGCCGCCCGCTCCGTGAAAGCGCAGACCGTCCCCGTCGAGCACATCCTCGCCGAGGACATCCACCACCTCGGCGCCGCCATCACCCGCGCCCACGGCCTCCACCTCGTCAACACGGAGTGGACCGCGTTCCTCGACAGCGACGACGAACTCGACCCCGACCACATCGAGCAGCTCCTCGCCTGCGCCGCCGCCACCGACGCCGACTACGTGTACCCCTGGTTCAGAGTGCAGGGCGGCACCGACCCCTTCCCCATGTTCTACGGCAAGCCCTTCGACCCGACCTGTCCCAACAGCACGACGATCACGATCCTCGTGCGCACCGAGCTGGCCAAGGAAGTGGGCTTCGTCGCCGACCCGACAGTGCAAGTCGCAGGCGAAGACTTCCTCTTCACCAAGGGCTGCATCGCAGCCGGAGCCAAGATCGTGCACCTACCCCGACGCTCATGGACGTGGTGGCATCACCCCGGGAATACCAGCGGAATCTCGGGGCGCGGAGACACCAAGGCGTAACTAGCTATTGGTATCATGTGAACACAACCATTCCCGTTGGGAGTTCACATGCCACAGAAGCCGCGCCCCCTCGCCGACCGTTTCTGGGAGAAGGTCAAGAAAGGCGACGGCTGCTGGGAGTGGACCGCGGCGACCTCTCGCGGGTACGGCACCTTCAACCTCGGCCGCAGGCAAGGAACGAGAGGCGCGCACGTCGTCGCCTACGAACTGAAGGTAGGCCCAACCGAAGGGGGCTTCGTTCTCCACCAGTGCGACAACCCTGCGTGTGTTAGGCCGGATCACCTCTTCCTCGGTACCAATGCCGACAACATGAGGGACATGTCCTCGAAGGGCCGCAGCGCGAGCCAGAAGAAGACCGCCTGCCCGGCAGGGCATCCGTACAGCGAAGAGAACACCTACTTCGACACCACGGGACGTCGGCGCTGCAAGCCATGTCGCCGGTTGAGGCGCCGGGTACAGCGCACGCCTGTGGAGCAGCAGGTGATGCGTTCCCGGATGGGTGCTCCACGGCGCGCGCGAACCCATTGCCCGCAGGGGCACGAGTACACCGAAGAAAACACATACGTGACTCCCAAGGGGTCCCGAAGCTGCCGAGCCTGTCAGCGAGGCCGCAAGGAACGCACCCGCTGACCTCCGGAACCCACCCCGCGCCGAACGCCCCACAATCCGACCATGACCACCGAGGACCGGGCCCACGTAGCGCAACGCGCCGCCGCCCTCCTCGCTGCCCAACTCAAACCCCGCTGGCAGCCACAACCCCACCAGATCCCACCCGATGGCAACTGGACTGGCTGGCTCCTCATGGCAGGCCGAGGAGCAGGCAAATCAAAAGCATGCGCCGAATACGTCCGCCAACACGTCAACGGACCACCCTGCCTCCCCGGCGCCGTACCCCACTGGATCGCCATCATCGCCCCCACCCTCGGCGACGGCGTCACCTCCATGTACGAAGGCCCCGGCGGCATCCGCAACGCCGACCCCGGCGCACGCCTCGTCCAAGCCCCCGGCGGCACCGTCATCCGCTGGCCCAACGGCAGCCAGGCCAAGCTGTTCGGCTCACACACCCCGGAGGACGTCGAACGTCTCCGCGCGGGCGGCAACTCGTGCCTCGCCGTCCTGGAAGAGTTCGCGACCTGGCGGTACATGGAACAGACCTACGACCAACTCCGCTTCGGCCTCCGCTCCGGGCCCCGCCCGCACTGGATCGCCGCGACCACCCCGAAGCCGCGCCCGCTGCTGAAGCGGATGCTCAGCGGGGAGATCGCCGGCGTCGTACACACGCACGCCACGATGTACGACAACCCCCACCTCGAACAGACCGTCAAAGACGCCCTCGAAGACACGTACGCCGGCACCGACATCGGCGCCCAGGAGCTTCACGGCCGGCTGATCGACGAGGTGGCTGCGGCACTGTGGACGCGGGCCACACTCGAAGAAACCCGGGTCGGGGCCGATCAGGTGCCGGAGCTGAAGCGGATCTCCGTCGGCGTCGACCCGTCGGGAGGTGCCGGGGAGCAGGGCATCGTCGTGGTCGGCAAGTCGGGGCTTGTGCTCCCTGGCGACGGCGGCCGCCCGCAGCATCACGGCTACGTTCTCGATGACCGGTCGTGCAAGTTGTCGCCGGATGAGTGGGGGCGGCGGGCGGTGCAGGCCGCGATCGACTGGGAGGCCGATGAGATCGTCGCCGAGACGAACTATGGCGGGGCCATGTGTGTGGCCACGCTGCGTACGGCGTCCGAGGCGCTCGGCGTGGACATCCCCATCCGTACGGTGACGGCGACGCGGGGCAAGGTGGTTCGGGCGCAGCCTGTGGCGGCGCTTGGGGCGCAGGGCCGGTGGCACATGGCAGGCGTGTTCCCGGAGTTGGAGGATCAGTTGGCGACCTGGTATCCGGAGTTGGGTTGGTCTCCGGACCGGTTGGACGCGATGGTGTGGCCTGCCTGGCAGATGAAGCTTGTGGGTGTGGCCCCACGGGGTGCTGGATCTCTCGGCGGAGAACTGGCCAGACGCCAGATTGTGCCTGGTCGGCACCGATAAAATGGGCGTGCCCGGGGCGGCTACCCCGGGCACGCAAGGTCCATTCCTGGTGAGAGGAACCGACCCATGGAGCATGGTAAGCGCCCGCGTACTGAGTGCCCGATGTGTGGCGGCAAGAAGGGCCACAGTTCCGCCACGTGCATGTCGTGCCGCGACGCGATGCACTACGCGGAAGACGCCAACATCGTGCCGAGACCGTGTCGGAAGTGTGAGCGTGTGTTGTCTGGAGACCAGTTCAGGCTGCGCAAGGTGAGCGACCGCAAGGGCGGCGGCTTCCGTCGCGAATCCATCTGCCTGGACTGCTCCAGGGCGGACGCCCGAAAGAGGGCGCGAGCGCGGTACGAGGCGGGCCACCCGTGGACCAACCCCGTCTACCAGCTACGCCACTTCGCTCGGAAGGTCTGGAACGTCGACCCTGATGCGCTTGTCGCGTATGTGAGCGGACACGACGGACTGTGCGAGATCTGCGGGCGCGCGGCTGAGCAGGCGCACACCGACGGCCGTCGGTTGGCCGTCGACCACAGTGACAGGGGTGTGCGGGGGATGCTCTGCCACAGCTGCAACACGGCGCTTGGCCACTTCGAGGATGACCCAGCTCGTCTTCTGCGAGCGATCGAGTACCTCGCGCGAGAGCCCGTCGTTCACGCCCGGAATGCCGAGTCCGCGTAGGCGCTTACGGTGGCGGGCATGGAGATCTGGCTGCTGCTGATCGTGATGGCGCTGGCTACCTACCGGCTCACCCGCTTGGTTACAGAGGACACGTTCCCGCCCGTGCTGTGGCTGCGGGACCGTTTGGTCGGCGGCTGGAGGCCGCTCACGCTGAAGGAGTCGGAGGCGGCACCGCTCCCTGTCCTGGGGGACGGCGAGACTGCCACCAACGCCCTGTTCGGCGCCGTCATGATGGCCGACGGTGAGGCGCACCGCTACGTGAACCGTGTCCGCTGGGTGCCGCACTGGCTGACCGAGCTGCTGTCTTGCCCTTGGTGTGCGTCGGGCTGGGTGGCCCTCGTGGTGACTGCCGGGACGTGGGCCGCGGTCGGTCTGCCGGTGCCGCTGCTGGTGTGGCCCGCGGTGTGGGCGGCCGGGGCGCTGCTCGCCGCGCAGGAGTGGGCGTAGCCTCAGAGCTGGATCATCCGGTGGGCGGGTGGCCGAGCGGCCAAAAGCACGCGGGTGAAACCGTGTAGGACCGCCCTCATCCAGGGGCCGGGGCCCCGGTGGTTCAAATCCACCTCCGCCCACCGGAATGATCTTCACTGGCTGGTGCCTAACCTGCCGCGCAGACTCGCGGACAGGGAGCAACGCCCATGGCCTGGTGGCACGCCTTCACCCGACGCACCGTCGTGCCCATCGACCACACCCTCAAGGCGAACGCTCTCACTGCCGCAGCCGCCCCCGTCAAAGAACCCCGCACCGAACTCGTCAGCAACACCGACACCTGGCAGGAAGAAGCCTGGGGCTTCTACGACGACCTCGGCGAGTTCCGGTACGGCGTCGAGTGGGTCGCCGCCATGCTCTCCCGCATCCGCCTGTACGCCGCGAAGCTGGAGCCCGGCGCCGACGAACCCGTCCGCGCCGACGTCGGCACCGCCGTCGACCTCATGACGACCCTCGGCGGCGGCGTCGCCGGGCAGGCCAGCCTCATGTCCGGGTTCGGCACTCAGCTCGCCGTGCCCGGCGAGAGCTACCTCGTGGGCGAGACCACGAAGGGGGTCGAGCGATGGGCCGTGCGCTCCATCGACGAAGTCCGCGCCGCCCGCGGCCACTTCGAGGTCATCGACGAGACCACCGCAGGCAACGGCACCAAGTGGCGGCCACTCGGCACGGACTCCCTCGTCACACGGGTGTGGCGACCGCACAAGAGGTTCCACTACCGGGCCGACTCGCCGGCCAGGGCCGCGCGGGGGAAGATGCGCGAGCTGGAGCTGATCAACCGGTACATCATGGCGCAGTTCCTGTCCCGCCTCGCGTCCGCCGGCGTGGTCATCTTCCCGGACGAAGTGACCTTCCCGGTGAAGGAGGAGTTCGCTGACGCCCCGGATCCGTTCGTCGCGGAGTGGATCGAGATCGCCGCGACGGCGATTCAGAACCCGGGCACTGCGTCCGCGGTGGTGCCGCTGCCGATCAAGGTGCCTGCCGAGTACGTCGACAAGATCCGGCACATCGACTTCACGCTCCAGCTCGACGAGAAGATCCTCGACAAGCGCGAGTCCGCGATCAAGGGTCTCGCGACGATGCTGAACATGCCCGCCGAGGTCCTCCTCGGCATGGGCGATGTGAACCACTGGGGTCAGTGGATGCTCGAAGAGAGCGCCCTGAAGACGCACATCGCCCCCGAAGCGGAGATCATCTGTCACGCCCTGACGAGCGGGTACCTTCAGCCGCGCCTCAAGGCCAGCCGCGTAGAGGACTGGTCGCAGTGGGTCGTCTGGTACGACATGTCGGAGCTCACGCTGCGCCCCGACCGCTCCGACGACGCCGTCGCCCTGTACGACCGGTTGGAGATCAACGGCACGGCGCTGCGCCGCGAGACCGGATTCGACGAGTCGGACAAGCCCAGCGACGAGGAGCTGAAGGAACAGGCCCTCAAGATCATCATCAAGACGTTGCCGTCCGGCGCCGGATCCGCCCTGTCCACCCTCATCGGCGAGCAGGTCAGCATCACCCCCGTGGCCGCGCAGGCCCCCGGTGCTGCGCCCCGGCAACCGGCCGCCGAGGAGCCGGAAGCTGAGCCCCGCGCGGCGCCGAACGACGGCGAGCCGCCGGCCGTGGACGCCGCCCGGCAGGCGGGCGCCGAGGCGCGCGCCGCTCGGCTGGCGACGCAGGCTCAGGCGCTGCACGCCGTACGGTTCGCGACCGGACGGCCGCCCGAACTCCTGCATCCGACGTTGTGCTCACAGCACGCCTACTCCTGCCCGTTCACGCACGCCGCGCTGAAGCTGCACGGGCTGCCGAGGCCCGGGACGTCCGGCGTGTACGAGGCCCGACTCGATGCGTTCGGCCGGTTCACGATCGGCAGGCACTCTCCGCTCATGGACACGAGCGGGTTCTTCTCGACGACTCGGAGCCCTCATGGCCTCGCTCACAGCCGCCGCTGACGGCTCCCACCTTCAGGGCTGCATGATCGCCCTCATGCCCAGGGCAGAGGACGCCGACCACCTGGCGATCCCGGGCGGCGAAGCCCCGGAGGAACTGCACTGCACGCTCTACTACCTGGGCAAGACCGACGCGCACGACAGCGACGCGCGCCAGGCCCTGGTCGAGGAGATGCGGATGCTCAGCCGGGACCTGCCGCCCGTCCGCTCCAAGCTGTTCGGGGCCGCGCACTGGAACGGCGACACCGATGAGCCGTGCTGGGTGTGGTCGGTCGGCGACCTGCCGGGCGAGGTGGCGCTGGGCGCCGTGCGCGAGATGGCCGAGGAAGCCGTGTGGTCCATGGCGGCCAACGTCCCTGACCAGCACACCCCCTGGGTGGCGCACATCTGCGCCGCCTACAGCGACGACCCCGGCTTGCTCGCCGAGCTGGAGCAGCGACTGGGAGACGTGACGTTCGACCGGATCCGGCTGTCCTTCGGCGACGAGGACACCGACATCCCGCTGACCGGCGATGCGGTGACCGCGGGGGCCGGGCCGCTGCGCCGCCAGCCCACCGACCTCGAAGTGGCCGCCCGCGTCGACTTCGCCGCCATGGACCAGGCCTGGCACAAGGCCGTCGACTCCGCCGTCACCGCGTGGGCCGACATTCAGGCCGCACAACGCAAGCAGATCACCGCCGCCGTGAAGGCCGCCGCTGAGGCCGATGACCTCGACCGCCTCGGCACCCTCACCGTAGACACCGGCGACGGCGCTGACCTCCTCATCGCCCGCATGATCTCCTACGCGCGCGACGCAGGCGAAGCCCAGCAGGCCGAGGCCGAAGCCCAGGGCATCACCATCCCGGACTGGTCGCTCGACGACGAGGCCCTCACCGCCGCCGCGATCCGAGACCGGCTGAGGCAGATGGGCCGTACGGCCGCCAGGGTCCTGGGCGTTGGCCTGGTGCAGTCCGCGGTCCGGCAGGCGATGCGGGTATGGGGCTCCGGCAGCAGCGAGCAGGTAGCTGCCACCGTCGATGAGCACCTGGCCGGCCTGTCGGGGACAGCGCTGGAAGAGCAGATCGGGGCGGCGATGACGGCCGCGCAGAACGAGGGCCGCTTCGCCGTCCTCGCGGTGGCGCCGCCCGCGACGTACACGGCGAGCGAGGCCCTGGACAAGAACTCGTGCAAGCCGTGCCGGGACATCGACGGCACCCAGTACACCGACCTGTCCAAGGCGCGGGAGGCGTATCCCACCGGCGGCTACACCGAGTGCCTCGGCGGGGCGCGCTGCCGGGGCACCCTCGTCACGGTCTGGCCGCAGGACGGCGAGCAAGCAGCAGCCGGAACGATCATGGCGTTGGCCGCAGCCACAATGCCGCCGACAGGAATCGAGCAGGGAGGCGCCGTGGCGTACCGCACTGTGCAGGACCACCCGGACTGCGGCGCTGACACACCGTGGGCCGTCGAGAATGACGAGAACAACGAGCTCATGGGCTGCTACGCCACCCAGGCCGAGGCCGACTCACAGGCCGCAACGCTCAACGACGCCGAGGAGAACCCGGTGGACGAGGGGTCTACCGACGACAGCGACGAGGGCATGGACTACGCCGGCGCCACCGCCCCGTGGGAGGGACCGCTCGCCGTCGAGGGCATCGTCACCGGCGACGGACGCGAGTTCGCCCCCGACTCCCTCACCTGGGCTGACCTGCCGGTGCCGCTGCGCTGGAACAAGGAAGACTCCCACGGCGGTGAGGCCCGCACGATCGCCGTCAACGTCGGCCGCATCGACGAGGTCTGGCGCGACGGCAGCCGCATCATGGGCCGCGGTGTCCTCGACCTGTCCGACGACGACGGCCGCCGCGTCCACGACAAGATCAAGGGCAAGTTCCTGCGCGGTGTCAGCATCGACGCCGACTCCATCTCGGACGCCGACATGGAGTTCGTATGGCCCGACGACGTCAACGCTGGCACCGGCGAAGCCGACAGCGAAGACGACTTGTTCGAGATGCTGTTCGCGCAGCCCGAGAAGGTCATCTTCCACGGCGGCCGCATCCGCGCGGCCACCCTGGTCGACATCCCCGCCTTCGCCGAGGCGTACATCGCGCTCCTCGACGAGGCTGGCGCGGTCGTCGCCGGGGGCACCCCGGTCACCGCCGCCGAACTCGCCGAGCTGCGCGTGCAGGAGATGGGCGCCGTCGGCACCCACCACACCGCCACCAGCGACAGCCCGTGGGACGCAGGCGCCAACGAGACCCGCCTCGACGGGCCCCTCACCGTGGACAAGGCCCGCGCCGCGTACGCCTGGTACGACGGCGCAGCGGTCGACGGAGGCGAACTTCCCAAGACCGCGTGCAAGTTCCTCCACCACGAGATCAACGACGACGGCACGGTCGGAGCCGCGAACCTGGCCGCCTGCTCCGCAGCGATCGGCGCCCTGCACGGCGCCCGCGGCGGATCATCCATCCCGGACGCCGACCGGCGAGGCGTGTACGACCACGTGGCTGGACACCTGCGGGATGCCGGCCAGGAGCCGGAGCCGTTCCGCGCCCTGCACGCCGTGACGGCAGGCGCCGAGCTGTGGCGGCCGCCGGCCGAGTGGTTCACCGACCCGGGCCTGTCGCTTGCGACGCCGATCACGGTGACGGACGACGGGCGGATCTACGGGCACGCGGCGCAGTGGGGTTCCTGCCACATCGGGCAGGACGAGGTGTGTGTGCAGCCGCCGCATGAGGACGCGCACCCGTACTACCGCACCGGCGAGGTGGCGTGCGCCGACGGGACGCGGGTGGCGGTTGGTCAGATCACGGTAGGGACGGGGCATGCGCCGCTGCACTACGGGGCGGTCCCGGCGGCCGAGCACTACGACAACACTGGGGCAGCGGTGGCGGACGTGGCGGTCGGCAACGACCAGCACGGGATCTGGGTGGCGGGGTGTGTGCGCCCGGGCGCGGATCCGCTGAAGGTGTACGAGCTGCAGGCGGCCGGGCAGGTGTCGGGGGACTGGCGGCGGATCGGTGGCGAGCTGCGCCTGGTGGGGCTGCTGGCGGTGAATGTGCCGGGGTTCCCGGTGCCGAAGATGCGGGCGCGGGTGGCGTCGGGGCAGCCGCAGGCGCTGGTGGCGGCGGGCCGTCCGACGGTGGCGTGGGGGAAGTCGCAGGCGGATCTGGAGCGTGACGCGGTGCGGATTGTGATGCGGATGCTGTCGCGCCGCGTCCACCCCGGAGGGAGGTGAGCAAACGTGTGCAGCTGCAATAAGAGGAAGCGTCCGGCGCCCCCGCCGCCTCCAACTCCAAGCGCCTGACCTTTAGTTATGCGGTCCGGTCAAGTTAATTGACACTTGGCCGGGCCGTATGCTATGCGCTAACCTCCGAGCGAATGGGCGCCACCAGACGGGCGCACAACCCCTCTTCGCAACGGAGGACCACGTGGCAGCCGAAGAGCTCTTCAGTGCCCCGTCCGATCTCACCCTCGCCAGCGACGCCGACCTCGCCGACCTCGAAACGCGCGCCGTCACCGAGTTCACCCGCGTCAGCGAACTCGACAGCGTCGACCCGGACACCCTCGCCTACGCGATGCGCCTGACCGACGACCTCGACCGCATTCGCGGCGAGCTCCGCGTCCGCGAGGTCCGCGCCGAGCAGGAGGCCAGCCTCCAGCAGGCCCGCGTCGCCGACCAGCTCTCCCAGCTCCAGGCCCGCGTCAACGGAGCCCCCGCCACGCAGGGCACCGCCGAGCAGGCCCCGACCGTCGACCCCGAGGCCATCGCCCAGGCCACCGCGCAGGGCGTCACCGCCGCCCTCTCCGCGTTCATGATGGACCGCCGAGGCGGCACCGTACGGCCCGACGAGGTCCGCCGCCGCGCGACCGCCTCGCTCGCCGAGACCGCCCAGCACGCACCCGCCCCGCAGGTGCCCGCCCAGCGCCTCGCCGTCACCGCCTCGGTCGACATCCCCGGCGTCGCCCGCGGCGAGGGGCTGACCAGCCTGACCGCGCTCGCCGAAGTCACATCCCGCAAGGCGAAGAGCATGCCCGTCACCATGGGCCAGCCCAGCGAGCAGCTCGTCGCGTCGATTCGCAACGACTTCTCCCACAGCGTCGACAACCGCACCAAGCGCGGCGAGGTGAAGGAACTCATCCAGTTCCTCACGAGCCCCGACAAGCAGGCCGCGCTCGTCGCAGGCGGCGGCTGGTGCGCTCCGAGCGAGACGCGGTACGACTTCTTCAACATCGCCTGCGAGTCGGGCATGATCGACCTGCCGACGTTCGGCGTCACCCGCGGCGGCATCGAGTTCCCGGTCTCCCCGTCCCTCGCCGACGCCCTCGGTGGCGGCACCGCGTTCGCCGGATTCGCGGCCACCCTCTCCAACACCTCCACGCCGTTCTTGTGGACCGAGGCCGACGACATCGCCGCCGCGACCGGCTCTCCGACCAAGCCGTGCATCCGCGTCCCCTGCCCGGACTTCGACGAGGAGCGCCTGGAGGCCTACGGGTACTGCCTCACCGCGGGCAACCTCACCGACGACGCGTACCCCGAGGCCACCGCGAACACCCTCCAGCTGCTGATGTCCGCGCACGCGCACGTCATCAACGCCCGCATCATCGCGCTCATGCTGGCCCGCTCCACCTCGGCCACCAGCATCACCGGCGGCGCCGCCACTGACGCCGCAGCCCCCCGGATCTACAACGCCGTCGGCCTCGCCGCAACGGACTACCGGGCCCGCTACGGCATGTGCATCGAGGACGTCCTGGAGGTCGTGTTCCCGTACTGGGTGCGCGACGTCATCCAGGCCGACCTCGCGTGGAAGGCCGGCGTCGAGCTCGGCGACATCCCGCTGTCCGAGGTCAACCGGTACTTCACTGCCCGCAACATCGCCGTCCAGTGGGTCAACGACTGGCAGGTCCGCGGCGCGAGCCAGTTCGGCAACGCCACGAAGATGACCGCCTGGCCGACCACGGCCGACTTCCTCATCTACGCGGCCGGCACCTTCGTCCACGGCAACGGGATGACCCTCGACCTCGGCGTCATCCGCGACAGCGTCCTCAACGAGACCAACGACCACACGGCCGCCTGGTCCGAGGAGGCGCACCTCATCGCCAAGGTCGGGCACGAGTCCCGCCGCTACACGGTCGGCTTCAACGTCAACGGCTCCACCTCCGCGCTGCTCACCGGCACGGTCCGGGTCTGACCGGGCCCGCTGTGAACCGAACCGACAGTGAAGGGTGGTGAACGCCGGTGGCACGCCAGCTCATCGACCTGCCCACGGTGTTCACCCCCCTGTCCGGGGGGCTGTGGGACAGCGTCCAGACGCCCAGCCCGGACGGCGTGCACTGGCAGCAGGGCGTCACCTGGGCGGAGCGCTGCCCGGCCGGTGACACGACGTACGACGAGTGCCTCGCGGTCACCGGCCTCGGCGCCCCACCCGAACCGCCTGCGAAGACCCCCAACGTCGAGCAGGCCTACCGGGGTGCGACACCAGTCACGGTGATCGCCGAGTTCCAGTGCACACCGATCGGCGTCGGCAACGCACAGAACGTCGCGCAGGACGCCCTCGCCCGCGTCGAGCAGCACCAGCTGGAGAACGCGTTCTGGACCGGCCGCGCCGCCGACCAGGCCGTGGTCTTCCCGCACCTGGGGGCCGACGCCGAAGTCGTCGACGGCGATGTCGTCCTCCAGCCGGTCGCGTCCCCGGCCGTCACGGGCGCCGACGCCGCTCAGGCCCTCGGCGCGCTGGAGCAGGAACTCGCCTCCTGCTACAAGGGCCAGGGACTCATCCATGTGCCGCGCGAGGCGCTGCCCACGCTGGCCGCGTGGAACCTCGTCCGGCCAGGGGACGGCGGGCGCCTGGTCACGCCGAACGGCAACCTCATCGTCGCCGGCAGCGGCTACCCGGGCACCGCGCCCGACGGCACCGCACCCGCGGACGGCACGACGTGGATCTACGCCACCGGCGCCGCCTTCGGCTACCGGTCCGACGTGTACTTCACGCAGGTCAACGAGTCCCTCGACCGCACCACCAACACCCTCCGCATGCAGGCCGAGCGCACCTACCTGATCGGCTTCGAGTGCTGCCTGCTGGCCGCGCACATCGTCCTGGGCGTGCCCACCGAGTAGGAGAAAGATCATGGCTACCCACTCCACGTGCGCCACCCCCATCAAGGGCACGCACATGCGGATCATCGAGCTCGACGCCTGCGGCGTCCCCATCACGGGCACCTCCGGGCAGGTGTCCGTGACCAAGGGCTTCGTGCAGGTCAACATGGAGCCCCAGTACGAGGACGGCGTCGAATTCTTCGAGCGCACGGCGGACGGCTCGCCGTGCGTGAACCAGAAGGACGACCCCACCCTCAAGCGCATCAACCTCACCAGCCAGTTCTGTGAGATCAACGTCTCCGCCGCCGCGCTGATGATCTCCGCGCGTGAGCTGGTGTCCGGCACCCCAGCCACCGGCACAGGCTTCGCGCTCGCCGAGGGCAACCCCACCCGCCGCTACAGCCTGGAGGTGTGGCAGGAAGTCGCCGGAGCCGGGGCCTGCGACGCGTCCGGGCAGCAGCGCTACATCTACAACGCGTGGCCCAACGTCGGCGCCACCCAGCTCGGTTCGTACATGGTCGAGAACGGCCGCTCCACCTTGGAGACGACCTCGGAGACCCGCGGCCCGTCTGCCCAGTGGGTGTCGCTGGTGGGCTCGGAGTACCTGCCCGTCGGAGAGACGATCGAGGACGACGAGCACTGGGTGTGGAACGTCACCACGGCCGCGCCGCCGACGATCGCCTGCGACCCGACCACCCTGGCCGCCTAGCACGCGCAGTTCACGAGCCCGGTCGGCTTCCACTCGACCGGGCTCGCCTACACCCTGAGAGGGACCGATGGCGCTTGCCCAGGACGGCGACATGCGTGGCCCCTGCTCGGACTGGCCCGTCCAGTGGACCTGCGAGGTCTCGACGCTCAACCCGGCCGTCACCGGCATCGCCGTATCGGCGGCGACGGAGACCCTGTACGCACTGACCGGGATGCGGTTCGGGCTGTGCGAGATCACCCTCCGCCCGTGCCGCGACAACCTGGGCGACGGCCGCTTCTACGACGACTTCGGCCCCCCGTGGACGGCACGCTACTGGCCGGTGCCCGCGCTGATCGGCGGCCTGTGGTTCAACCTCACCTGCGGCTCCTGCTCGTCAGGCTGCTCATGCTCGCGCGTGTCGGAGGTCCGGCTGCCCGCGCCGGTGTACGACGTGACCGAGGTCGTCGTCGACGGCGCCGTACTCGCCTCGTCGGCGTACCGCCTCGACAACAACCGCATCCTCGTACGGACGGACGGCGGCCAGTGGCCGCACTCCAACGACCTGGCGGTCGACTCGGGGGAGGGCGCGTGGTCGGTGACGGCCCGCTTCGGGGAGCCGCTGCCGACCGGGGCTGCTCTGGCGATGGGCGAGCTGGCCTGCCAGTTCGCGAAGGCGGCGGACGGGAAGGACTGCCGTCTGCCGGCTGGAGTGCAGCAGCTGGTGCGGCAGGGCGTGACCATCAGCTATCCGGATGTGGGTGAGCTCTTCAAGCAGGGTCGGACCGGGCTGTTTCTGGTGGACGCGTTCATCGCGACGTGGAACCCGGCCGGGCTGCGGCAGCGGTCGCGGGTCTTCCGGGTGGACCAGCCGACCGTACGGAAGCCGGGGGCCTGACGATGCCGATGATCTCCGGCCCGTTGAAGTGGTACACCGTCGCCTCCCGGCTGGAGCAGGCGATCTACGCCGAGCTGACCGTCACCCCGGCCCGGCACGGTGTCGTGCCCGGGGCGATCGCCTGGGACGCCTGCGACTGCGGTCTCCTCGCCGTGTCCGTCGGCCAGATCTATCCCACCGAGCAGTTCCCCAACCCCGCCCAGGCCCGGGTCGGGAACGGCTGCGACGCGCCGTGGGAAGCGGCCGAGATCATCATGCAGGTCGTCAGGTGCGCGCCGACGGCCGACGACGAGGGCAACCCGCCCACGGTGGAAGCACTCGATGCATCCGCCCGCGAGATCCTCCAGGACGCCTACGAGATGATGCGCGCCGTCTCCACCACCCTGTGCCAGATGAACGAGGACCGCGAGATCAGCGACTTCCTCGTGCGCTCCCTCACCCCGCAGGGACCGACCGGCGCATGCGGCGGCAACGAGTTCCGCGCGGTCGTCAGCCTGCTGAGGAACTGACCCATGTTCACGGTGTCGACGAGCTTCGACCTCCACCGCACCGCCATCGAGCGGATGCTGCACCTGCCCGGCGGCCTCGTCTACCGGAACATGGAGCGCCGCGTGCAGCGCGTCGAGGCAGTCGTCCGGCAACGGGCGCCCGGCAGCATGGGCGACGGCAACAACATCACCGTCGCGATCCGGCGCGGACCGGGCGGCGACTTCCAGGGCGTCATCAACTCCCGGCACCCGGCGACTCTGTACGTCATCGGCGGCACCAGGCCGCATGTGATCCGGCCGGTGCGGGCCCGGGCGCTGCGCTTCACGGTGGGCTCGCAGACCGTGTACGCGCGGGTCGTTTTTCATCCAGGCACGAAACCGAACAATTTTCTCCGCGAGGCGCTCAGGGCTGCGCTTTAGCCTTGCGAGCCCGGTGCGCCTGGAGGTGGGCTCGCCGACAACTTCTGCACATGCGCTGCCCCGACGGGCCGACGTACGTGTTCTCCTTGTCGTACGGATGCCCCTTCGGGCAGTGCGTCTTGGCCGCGTTCGGGACGCCCGCTCCGCGCTCCTCCCGCTTTCGGCGCTCACGCTCCACGGCGCAGGCGTGGCAGTAGCGCTTGCCGTTCCTACGCCGCCTGTCGTTGAGTCCCACGTAGTCGTGACCGGCCGGGCAGGCGGTGACCAAGGCGGCACGTGCCCGGATTCCAGCGGCGGCCAAGCCGCGCTGCACGTTGACTGAGTGGGGCACCGGATCGGTGTGCCAGGGGTTCCAGCAGGATCGGTTCCGGCACAGATGATCGAGCTCAAGTTCTGCGGGGATGGCACCTATGAGTTCCTCGTAGGCGGCGCGGTGCGCGGGTGCGTTGCGGTGGTTGGTCACCTTAACGACGGCGTATCCCTTCGGGCTGAGTGCCCCCGTGTACACCCAGCACGGGAGGCTCAGGCCGCGGGTGAAGCACACGGCTTCGCGGGATTTGACGGCGAGTCGGTCGACTGGACTTCGCTTCACGTCCTCATTCTACGAGTTGGAGCAAAGCCATGTGACTGCGTTTCCGGAACCGCAGTTCCGGCACCGGAATGATCATGGGTGGGGCGCACCTACCGTCCCGCACATGACCGAACTCCTCACATCCCCCAACGGCGTAGCCGCTACGGCGCCCCCCGCCGTGACGGCCGCGCCGCCGCCTGTCAGCCGCGACTTCAGCCGCCAGCGCAAGCGCCTCATCTTCACCATTGACGAGGACACCTTCGAAGCGGCCACCATGCTGCCTGGCGACGTCTTCGCCGAGTTCGTTAGCCTCCACGACGGCCGTGCAGAAGCCGAGGACTACCAGCAACAGCGGGACATGCTGAAGCAGGCGCTGTCCCTCGCTCTCTTCCCCGACTCCTACGAGTTGTTCGCCAGCCGCCTCAGGGACAAGAAGCGGCCCATCGACGACAACCAGTTGGCCGACGTGGTCATGTGGCTCATCGAGGAGTACGGCATGCGCCCTACCGAGCCGTCGGAGCCCTCCTCGGATGGGCCTGCCAGCCCGGAGTCTGGCACCAACTCGACGGCGAATACGCAGCCCGAGGCATCGACTTCGGAGCCCTCCCAGCCGACCGCTTCCTGAACGCGATCTACGCCGAAATGCTCCAGCGGCTGCTCATCCGCGACGGACAGACCGAGGAACAGGCCCGAGCCCGCTTCGACGCCGACCTCGGCGTCTCGGCATGGGCACTGCCCGGCCGTGACCGCCGCGAGATCGAGCCCGTCCAGGACAGCGCGCCCTACTGGTGGCACGGCGACGAAGACGCCAGCCAGTCCTTCCTCGCCTCCATGGGGGTGACCCTCGCATGACCTCCCCTACGGGCGGCAACCTCGTCGGCGACGCCCACATCAACGTCAACGCCAACACCGACCCCGCCGCCCGGGCCCTGCGCGACTTCTCCCGCACCGCAGACGGCCGGCTGCGCGATGTACGCGGCCGCTTCGTCTCCGAATCCCGGCTGATCAACACGGCGTTCAACCGTGCGGCCGGAGGCGGCAGCGCCTTCAACGGCGTCCTGGAGAAACTCAAGACAGCCGCGATCGGCCTGTCCCCGGCGCTCATCCCTGTCGCCGTGCAGGCCGCCCCGATCGCGGCCAGCGTCGGCGCTGCGGCGGTCGCGGTGGGGGCGTTCGCTGCTGCGGCCGGTGGCCAGGTGTCGGCGCTCACGGAGGCCGCGGACGCGGAGACGAAGTACAAGACGGCCGTCGACCAGCACGGCGCCGCGTCGAAGGAAGCACTCAAGGCGCAGGCCGAGTACGTGCGGCAGGTCAAGACGATGCCGCCCGCCACGCGGGAGGCGGCGGCCGCGCTGTCGTCCTTCAAAGGCCAGTACCAGCAGTGGTCGGACAGTCTCGCCGGGGACACCATGCCGGTCGTCACCAAGGGCTTGCAGACGTTCGGGGCGATCTTCCCGAAGCTCACCCCGATGGTGCAGGGCGCAGGCCGGGAGCTGGACCGGTTCGTCACGATCGCCGCCGGCGGGGTCGCCTCCGGGTCCTTCGATCAGTTCATGCGCTCGTTCTCCGACTTCGCCGTAGGGGCGTTGCAGCGCGGCAACGAGATGCTGATCCGCTTCACCCGAACCCTCAACACCGGGAAGATCAGCGGCGGCGTCTCCGAGTTCATGCAGTACGTCCACGACAACGGGCCCATCGTCCGCGAGACCCTCGCCAACCTCATGCAGGCCCTGGCCAACGTGGGGATGGCCGCCGCGAACGTCGGCCCGGGCATGCTGACCGTGGTCAACGTGATCGCCAAGCTGGTGGCCGCGCTCCCCCCTGATGTGATCACCCACATGCTTCAGTTCGCCCTCGCGCTGAAGGCCGTACGCCTCGCGGTGGCCGCTGCCGCCGCAGTCTCGGCAGGCGCCACATCGTTCGCCGCGTCGATCACCGTGATGCGCGTGGCAGCCGCCGGAGCGACCGGGGTCCTGCCGAAGCTGGGTGCTGCGATCGCCACGCTCTCCCGCACGGCGAAGGTCGCCATCGCCGGGACGGGCATCGGCCTGCTGCTGATCGCGCTGACCGAACTGTCGCAGCGCAGCCGCGGCGCCCCACCGGACGTCGACAAGCTGACGACGTCGCTGGCCCGCCTGGGCAAGACGGGCAAGACGACCGGCGAGGCGGCCAAGGCGTTCGGTACGGACCTCGCCGGCCTGTACGGCAAGGTCCGTTCCCTCACCGACCCCTCGACCACGGACGACATCCAGCAGTTCCTCGTCGGCTGGACCGGCTGGGACTCCACCCCGGTCAAGGACGCCAAGGACAACCTGGGCGCCGTCGACAACGCCCTCGCCGGACTGGTCAAGAACAATCAGGCCGACCTCGCCGCCGCGGCCGTGAAGCGGCTGACCGCCGAGTACGGCAAGGGGGGCCACGACACCAAGGAGTTCACCAGCCGCCTCACCGAGTACAAGGGAGCGATCGAGGACGCCAAGTTCGAGCAGCAGCTGGCGGCCGACGCGATGGGCCTGTTCGGGCAGCAGGCGCAGAGCACGTCCGCGAAGCTCGCCGACCAGAAGGCCAGCGCGGACGGCTTGAGGCAGGCGATTCAGGCTCTCAACGACGTCAACAGGGCTGGCCTGTCGGGGATGATCGGCTTCGAGGCGTCGATCGACGCGGCAGCGACTGCCGCCCGGGAGAACGCTGGCGTGTTGTCGATGCAGGGCGGCCAGCTGTCTTTGAACACGGACAAGCAGAGGGCGGCCGCCCAGGCGCTCAACGACTTGGCCGGCAAGACAGATGAGGCGGCGACGGCGGCCCGCGAGAACGGCCAGTCATGGTCGGCGGTCAGCGGGATCTACGACCGCGGCCGCGCGGCGCTCATCCGGAACGCGCAGGCGATGGGTCTCACCAAGGCTGAGGCCGAGCAGCTGGCGAATCAGATCCTGAAGACGCCGGACAAGACGGCGATGTTGAAGGCCGACATCACCGACTGGAAGGCGAAGATCGGTGAGGCGGAGAAGCAGCTCAAGACGGCGAAGGGTGACAAGAAGGCCAAGCTGACCGCGGACATCGCGGACTGGAAAGCGAAAGTCGCCGCCGCCGACCTCCAGCTGAAGGGGGCGAAGGCCGACAAGCGGGCCAAGCTGACCGCCGATGTCGCCGACTGGCGGGCGAAGATCGCGGGCGCCGAGGTCCAGCTGCGCACGGCCAAGGGCGAGAAGCGGGCGAAGCTCACTGCGGACATCGCGGACTGGAAGTCGAAGGTCGCCTCTGCGCAGCGGCAGATCAACAACCTGCCGCGCAGCCGATCGGTGACGCTGACCACCTGGAAGATCACCAACGTCCAGACCAACTACGTGCCCAGCACCACCAAGAGCGGCAGCGCACATGATGCCGTCGGGGCGACGGGCGGCCTGTTCACCGGCAAGACCTTCAAGTACCGCGGCTACAAGCGGGGCGGCCTGGTCGACGGCCCCGGCACCGAAACGTCTGACGACGTGTACGCGCCGTGGCTGTCGAAGAACGAATTCGTCGTCAACGCCAAGCAGACGGCGCGCCACCTGCCGCTCCTGAAGGCCATCAACTCCGGTGGCCTGGGGCTGGCGGCCGGAGGGATGGCCGGGGCCGGCGCGGCCGTGGCGACGGGTCTCGCGTCCGGCATGACGGGAGAGGTGGGCGTCGTCGCCGCGGCGGCGCGAGCGATGGCGGCCGCGGTCGATACCGCGGTCCGGGCCGAGCTTCAGATCGCGTCTCCGTCGAAGAAGATGCAGGCGATCGGGAAGAACACGGGCGCCGGGTTCATCAAGGGCCTGACCGGCACCAAGGCCCAGATCAACTCGACGGCGAAGTCTCTCGCCTCGGCGATCACGACCGCTTTCAAGGGCACCGGAAGCCGCACGGACGACCGGCTCGTGAAGATGCTCGACTCCGGTAACAAGCGGCTCCAGGGCCTGGCCGGGCAGCGCGACAGCATCGCGAAGAAGATCGCCGACGCGAACAAGTTCGCCACGGACACCGCAGCCAACGCGCGGGCCACCGGGTCGCTGGCCTCCATCGTCCAGCAGGACGCGTTCTCCCCGAAGTTCGTGGCCGGGCAGATGCAGGCCTCTCTCAACTCGATCAAGGCGTTCACGGCGAACGTGGCCAAGCTCCAGAAGAAGGGCCTGAGCAAGGACCTGTTGAAGCAGATCCTCCAGATGGGCCCGGAGCAGGGCGCTGCGTTCGCGAAGTCCCTCGCAGGCGCCGACTCGGCGACGATCAAAAAGTTCAACAGCCTCAACGGCCAGATCAGTTCCGCATCGACCGCGCTGGGCAAGACCGGCTCCGATCTGCTGTACGACTCCGGCCGGCAGGCGGGCAAGGGCTTCCTCACCGGTCTGAAAGCCCAGCAGAAAGACATCGAAAAGCTCATGCTCTCGATCGCGAAGGCGATGCAGAAGAGCATCCGCCGGGCGCTCGGTATCCGCTCCCCGTCCCGCGTTATGGAGGCGGTGGGCCGCATGACCATGGCGGGCCTCGGGGGCGGCATCGTCGGTGAACTCCCCTCGATCGAGCGGGCCATGACGCGGGTCGCTGGAGCGGTCGTGTCCGGCACACCCAGCACACTGCCCGCAGTGGCGTCGCCCGCTGTGGGCCTCGTCAGAGGAGCGTCCGGCCGAGGAGCCGCCGCGGACACGGCCGTCCACGAGCACCACTACTACCTCGTCAACCAGGGCGTGATCGGCTCCCAGATGGAACTTCAGAACTGGTTCGTCGGGATGCTCGACAACACCGCCCGCACCAACCGCATCCCCGCCAGCGTGAAACAGGCAGTCCGCTCGTCCATCCGGGGAGCCGCCTGATGCTCGCCGAGGAGCTCCGCGACACCTTCACCGACGGAGTCGTCGACCCCGTCAAGTGGCCCTCGAACTACAACACCGGCGCCGGCGGACTGCCCACCGAGACCGGAGGCCGCGCCCGCGTCGTCTGCGACACCGGCTTCTCCGCGTTCACCAGCGACAACACCTACACGCTCGCCGACTCCCACACCTGGGTGCAGATGTTCCCCCCGGCCGCCGGGGGCGCGGCGAGCGAAGCGTGGGCTCAGCTCCTGATCACCTCGTCGACGTCGGGCACCGACGTCATCTTCGAAGTGAACGCCGTGACCGGCCTGCTCACCATGGCCGTACGCGTCGGCTTCTTCGACGCAGGCGAAGTCCAGCTGGCCTACGACCCCGTCGCCCACCGCTGGCTCCGTATCGGTGAGGCGGCCGGCACGCTGGTCTGGTCGACGAGCGCGGATGGCTTGACCTGGACGAGCCGCCGCACCACCACATCGCCGGCCTGGGTGAGCGACACCGACCTTGAGATCCAGCTCATCACCCACCGGGATTCCGGCACACCCGACTTCGCCGAGTTCGACGACTTCAACGTCATCCCCTCCACCCTGGCCTTTGCCGACCTGACGGACACCTTCACTGCAGCCACCGTGGACACGGTGAAGTGGCCGGACAACTACAACAGCGCCCCGGGGGGCGCCCTGCCGGACCAGGTGGCAGGCCAGGGCCGCGTGCCGTGCGACACCGGCTTCGCGGCGTTCGCGTCCGCTCCGATCTACCGGCTCCAGGAGTCCTACGCCCACGCCCAGGTGACACCACCGGAAGGGCCCGGGCACTCCGAGTCGTACGCGCAGCTCCTCGTCCTGTCCGACACCGCAGGCACGCAGATCGTGTTCGAAGTCGACGCAGCGACCAACACCCTCGCCATGGCCGTCCAGGTGGGCTTCGTCGACGACAACGCCACCGTCATCCCCTACGACCCAATCGCGCACGCCTGGCTGCGGATCCGCGAGAACGCCAGCATCCTGGCCTGGGACACGTCGCCCGACGGACGAGCATGGAGCACCCAGCACTCCGCCATGTCCCCAGCCTGGGTCGCGGACAACGACCTTCAGGTCCAGCTCCTCGCGCACTGCACGCCGCTGGTGACCGGCGGACCGGCCAGCGACGACTACGCCTACTTCGATAACGTCAATGTGCGGCCCACCCTGCCAGCCGGATACACGGTGGCCGTGGACTGGGCAGGCGACGGCGACTTCGACGACCCGTACGACAACGTCACCGCGGATGTGCTCCAGCGCGGTCCGGTCACCTTTTCTTACGGCCGAGATCAGTCGCGTCAGCTCGCGCCCCCGAAGGTCGGCTCCCTGTCGATGACCTTGTGCAACGCTGAACGGCTGTACTCGCCGGAGAACCCTGACTCGCCGATCGCGGACGACATGTCGCCCGCGCTGCCAGTCAAGGTCGAGACGGTGTACGCCGACACCCTGTACCCGCTGTTCACAGCCCGCGTCGACGACTTCGACGTGCACCCGGACCGCGGAGACCGCTCCGTCGACATCACGGCCCTGGACCTGCTGTCGCTCCTGCAAGGCGTGAAGATCTCCACCGAGCTGTACCAGTCACAACGCACCGGCACCCTGATGGGCATCATCCTCGACGCGGTCGGCTGGACCGGGCCGCGCGACCTCGATCTCGGGGCGACGTTCGTGCCGTGGTGGTGGCTGGAGGAGACCGACGCGTTCTCCGCGGTCACTGATCTGCTGGCATCGGAGGGGCCGCCGTCCATCGCCTATACGGGACCGGATGGGACGTTCATCTTCCGCGACCGCCACCACCGGCTGCTGCGCGCCCCCTCGCTCACCAGCCAGGCCACGTTCACCTCGCGGCACATCGGCGCCTGCGACCCCTGCAACGACGACGTCGACCGCTACGGCGCAGGCTGCTACGGCTTCGGCACGTACGGAGGATAGCCATGGTCACCACACCCACCATCAACCAGCCGGGATGGGGTCCTGTCCTCAACGCTGCCCTGGAAGACCTACAAGAGCAGATCAATACGTCGAAGCCCTGGCTCAACGTCCTCGACTTCGGAGCAGCCGCCGACGGACAGACCCCCGACCCCACCGACAACACCGGCCCGTTCCAGGACGCGATCGACGCCGCCGGGCAGGGCGGCATCGTCTACATCCCTCCCGGCCAGTACCGGCTCGGCTCCCCGGTCGTCCTTACCCTCGGAGTCACCCTCCGCGGCGCCGGCTGGAGCCCGCACTTCGCGCCCCGCACCAACATGACCACGTCCTACCTTCGGCCCGGCCTGGGCAACTTCAACGGCGACGAACTGATCCGCATCGACCCGGCCCCCGTCAACGGCTCCTACATCGACTCGGCCTACGGCGGCGGCCCACGCGTCGAAGGACTGGCCTTCAACGGGCGCTCCACACTCAACGCCTCCAGCCAGCCCCTGACCGCGGTCCGCATCACCCACGGCGTCAAGGACATCCAGATCCGCCGGTGCACGATGTGGGAATTCACGGGCGACGCCGTCTACGCCGACCGTGGCGCGGGCATGGTCTTCGACCAGGTCATCGCCAGCACCAACGACGGGGTCGGCTTCAACCTGATCAGCACCACCGGCACCGAAGGCGCCACCGACGTAGACCTGACCAGCTGCTACTCCCAGGCCAACGCAGGCGGCGGCTACATCCTGCAAAACCCCAACGCCGTCTCGCTGATCGGCTGCCGCGCCGAATTCAACGACGAGTACGGCTTCCGCTTCACCGGCATCAACTCCTCCACCGTCCTCGTCGGCTGCAACACCGACCGCAGCGAGAAGCACGGCTTCCAGTTCGAATGCCTCGACGGCGGAAAGCCGTTCCTCGTCGTCGGCTGCCAGGCGAAGCGAGACGGCTCCGACGGCCTCACCCGCGCCGGGTTCAACCTGATCGGCACCGACGCCTCCACCCAAAACCCCGGCGCTGTGTTCCAGGGCTGCTCCACCTACGTCGGCCGCAACGACGACGGCACCGGCACGCGCACCCCTGCCTACGGAATCCAGACCCAGTTCACCCGCCGCGCCTCCGTGGCAGGAGGCTGGATCGAGGGCACCACCGGCCCGTACAACGACCTCGCGGTCTGCCTGAACCGGGCAGCGGGCGTCACTCAGGTCACCGTCGATCCCTCGACGGGTGTGCAGACCATCTCCAACAGCGACCGCATGACCCTCATGGGCGCGACCGGTGCGACCAAGGCATTCCAGTACTTCACGCGCGGCTCGGGTCAGCGCTGGGAGACCCGCTCCAACTCGACCGCCGAGTCCGGCTCCAACGCCGGGTCCGACTTCGACATCGCGCGCTTCTCCGACGCCGGGACCGAGATCGACATCCCGTTCCGGATCACCCGCTCCAACGGCGACACCCGGTTCCTCGGCAACGTCCTCATCAGCACCATCGGCCGCGGCCTGCGCGTCGCTGAAGGCAGCAACGCCAAGATGGGCACCGCCACCCTCACCGCCGGCGCGGTCACCGTCAGCACCACCGCTGTCACGGCCAACTCGCGGATCTTCCTGACCGCCCAGTCCGGAACGACCAACGCTGGCTTCCTGTCCGTCTCCACGCGCACGGCTGGCACTTCGTTCGCCATCGCCTCGTCCAACGCATCCGACGCGCGCACCGTCGCGTGGATGATCGTCGAACCCGCCTGAGGAGCCTCATGCCCACGTCCTACACCGACTCGAAAACGGTCTACACGCTGCAGGCGAACGGCCCCGTCTTCTTCGGAGCCTTCAGCGTCGTCCTGGGCCAGCAGGCCGGCTTCGGCTACACGGAGGCCGACATCGACACTGCCATACAGGCGTTCACCGATTCCCTCAACGCCAGCGGCCACGAGCAGGTCGACACAGTCGTCAAGGTCACCGAAGCCACCGGCACCAGCGACTGGACATACAAGCCTGCCTAGGAGGCGACGTGCCCAACCTGTCCTTCCTCGAACCGTTCGGCTACTCCCACGGCTGGCGCGACATCGTCAACACCGTCAACTTCGACGTCGACGAACGCCGCCCCCAGGACACCTACGACGTGGTGTGGTCCAGCGACGACACCATCGCCCTCAGCCTCGGCCAGTCCATCCAGATCCAGGCCAAGGCCTCCGACCCCTTCCGTGACGCCCTCGACCTCGTCTCCGGAACCGACATCACCTTCAGCGGCCCCGGCACGGTCGTCACCTCGATCTCGCGCCGCTCCGGCCAGTCCACCACCCTCACCATCACAGCGGCCGGGGGCGCCGTCACCATCAACCACGTCCAGATCCGAGCCCGGCCGGTGCCCGTCGCCCGCACCATCAAGGTCTCCGCCGCCGACTCCGTCAGCGTCCAGCGCCACGGCCAGCGCTCCAACCCGGACGACGCCCCCTGGGTGAACGCCAACGACGCCCAGGCCATCGCCCTTCTGCTCCTGGCCCACTACGCACAACGCCGCCCCACCGTCTCTCTCAGGCTCGTCTCCTCCGACGAGGAACACCTCCTGCAAATCCTCACCCGCACCATCTCCGACCTCATCACCATCCAGCACGGTGAACTCGGCCTGGACGGCGACTTCCACATCGAGAGCCTCGAACACGCCATCGCCCGCATGCCGAACGCCGACGCAGAAGACACCGGCTGCGAGACACGCGTGCACTACGCCACCCTCGGCTGTGAACGCACTGGCCTGATCGTGCCGACCAACCCGTTCACCTTCGACGTCGCCGGGCTCGGATTCGACGACGGCGTCTTCGACCCCACCGCGGCCGACGACCCGGCATCGGTATTCATCTTCGACCACCCCACCCAAGGCCGGTTCGACGTCGGCCGCTTCGGCACCTGACCCACCGGAACGATCATGGACGGGGGGTGCCTACCGTCCACCCCATGGCCCAGCTCCTCGCACCCACCGCGCGCGCCCGCGTCAACCACGGACGCTGGATCGCCGACTGCCCGCGACGCCACTGCGCCAACGCCATCCGCCTCAAGCCGGGCGAACCCACCTTCCACTGCTCCGGCGAAGGCGGCTGCCACATGATCGCCCCCATCGTCTGGCCCCCCAACGCCGACGCCATCTGGGAAGCGCTCGCCGAACGCCCAGTGCCCGCCACCCGCAACTGGTACCCGGACGGCCACGTCGAAGCCGTACGCCTGAACCTCCCGCACGGCCAGACGCCTGCCGACCTCCGCGAAGAAACCGTGCAGCACATGCGCGAGGAGGTCGGCTGACGTGACCTGGTCCGCCCCCATGACGGCCGTCGCCAACTCGACGTTCACCGCCGCCCAGTTCAACCAATTCGTGAGGGACAACCTCAACGAGACCGCCCCCGCCAAGGCGACTGCGGCAGGCGGCTACTTCGTCAGCTCCGGCGTCAACGCCATCGCCGAACGCCGGGCCGCCACCGGAGCAGACCTCACCCTGGGTACCACCACCTCCACCGCCTTCGGCAACCTGTCCGGCACCAGCGTCGGCCCTTCGGTCACCCTGGAGACCGGACCGACCGTGCTCGTCATCGTCCGCTGCGCCGCCGAGAACTCCGGCGTCGGATCCGTACGCATGGCCTACGAAGTCTCCGGCGCCCACAGCCAGGCCCCGGCCGACAACCGCGGCGTCTCCATCTTCGGCGTCGCCAACGTCAACCTCGGCGCGAGCGACATGACGTTGATGACCCCCATCACCCCGGGAGTGAACACCTTCACCGCGAAATACCGCGTCAGCTCCGGCACCGGCAGCTTCAGCAGCCGCCGCATCATCGTCGTCCCGTTCTGAGGAGCTGTCTCATGGCCTGGTCCGCTCCCATGACGGCCGTCTCCAACTCGGTCTTCACGGCATCCCAGTTCAACACCTTCATCCGCGACAACCTGAACGAGACGGCGCCCGCGAAGGCCACGACGGCCGGAGCGCATTTCGCCGTATCGGACACCAACGAAATCTCCGAGCGGGTCTCCGCCACTGCGAGCGTCCTCACTTCCGAGACCACCGCATCGTCCACGTTCACCGACCTGGCCACGCCAGGGCCCGCCGTTACCGTCACCACGGGGCCGGCCGCCCTGGTGGTCGTGCACGGGGCGATGGAGAACACCGGGACCGGCGCCTCCCGCATGGCCTACGACATCTCCGGTGCTTCAACGGTCGCCGCTGCGGACAACCGGGGCATCGGCGTGTACGGGGTGGCCGGGGCCGGAGTGATCACCTCCGGGGTCGTGCTCGACACGGGCCTCACCCCGGGCTCGAACACGTTCACGGCGAAGTACCGGGTCGGCACCGGTACGGGCACGTTCCTGTCCCGCCGCATCGTCGTCTTCCCCCTGTAGGAGCTCGCATGGCCACACCCCTGACTGCCGCGAAGATGCTCGCCGCACTGAAGGCCGAAGGCCTCACCGTCAACGAGCACGCCGGCTGGAAGACCCACAACCGGGACACCGCGACCGGCAAGACCTTCGGCCCCGTGCACGGCGTCCTCATCCACCACACCGCCGGCCATGGCGACAAGGAGATCTGCTTCAACGGCAGATCCGACCTGCCCGGCCCGCTGTGCCACTCCTGGCTCGGCAAGACGGCCGGCCTGTGGATGATCGGCAACGGCCGCGCGAATCACGCCGGGTTGGTCGACGGCGACGTCATCCACGCCCTGGTGGCCGAGTCGTCGCCCCTGCCGAAGGACGACCGCGCCGACACCGACGGCAACGACTGCCTGTACGGCCTGGAGATCGAGAACCTCGGCAACGGCACCGACCCGTACCCGAGCACCCAGTACGACCAGGCAGTGCGCTGGGCGGCGGCAATCTGCCGGGCCCACGGCTGGAGCGAGAAGAGCGTGGCCGGCCACAAGGAAGTCCAGCCCGGCAAGGTCGACCCCAGCTTCGACATGAACGTCTTCCGGGCAGCCGTCGCCGCCCGGCTCGCGCACACCCCCGACTGGAACCCCAACAAGGAGGACGACATGACCATCTCCGAAGCCGACGCCGAACTGATCGCCCGCAAGACCCTGACCCTGGACGGCGTCATCGCCAACCCGGTCGAAGGCACGACCAATCCGTACATCGCGCTCGCCACCTCCGCCCGCAACATCGAGATCGTCACCCGCCGGACCGAGGCCAAAGTCGCCGCGCTCACCGAGGTCAACACCAAGCTCGTCGACACCGTCGCCCAACTCGCGGCCGGCCTCGGCGACATCGACCCCGCCACGATCGTCACCGAGCTGAAGCAGGCGATCGAGTCCATCGACGTGCACCTCTCCGTCGACCACCCGGAGGCCTGACCCTCATGAAGATCACACCCTTCGGCCGCGAGCCCGCGCTGTGGATCAGCGTCATCTCCGGCGCCCTCTCCCTCATCGTCTCGCTCGGCATCGGCCTCGACGCGGAGGAAGCCGCAGGATGGGTCGCCCTCATCACTGCCCTGTTCGGCGCCGCCACCGCTGTACTGACCAGGCCGATCGCTCCGGCAGTCTTCACCACTGTGGTCACGGCCTCAGCCGACCTGCTCGCGGCCTACCACTACGACGTGTCCGCAGGGACCGTAGCAGCGGTCAACGGCTTCGTGCTGGCGGTGCTCACTCTGCTGACGCGCGCCCAGGTATCCCCGAAGGAGCCCGCCGTATGAGCGCCCTTGACGCGCGGATGCGCATCATCGCCCGAGAAGTCTCCGCTGAGCTAGCGGACGGCCTACCCGGACCGGACCGCGTGACCGAGCTGGAGAAGCAAGTCTCCGAACTCACCGCACGCGTCGACGAACTGGAGAAGGCGCCGCGTCGCGCAGCAACGGCGAAGCGGACCGGGGCGTGAAGTGGTCTGAGAATTATCGCTGGTGAGAGATCTAGGTAACACGCGAATTCTATCCGTCGGAATCACGAGAGCCTGTACGGCGGATAGAATTTCAGCATGCTAAACGCGCGTTGCGAGGAACTCCTCCTCAAAGTCTGGCGCCAGATGCACAGTCGATGCAACAACACAGAGGACGGTCGCTACGGAGGCCGAGGGATATCGGTCTGCGAAGAATGGAGCGACTACGGTGCGTTCCGACTGTGGGCCATCGAATCGGGATACGCGGAAGGTCTCTCGATCGACCGGATCGACAACGACGGCAACTACCAGCCGGACAACTGCCGGTGGGCCGACCGGATCACACAGGCCAACAACAGGCGGAGTCAGGTGCTGTTGACGGCATTCGGCGAGACCAAGTCAGTCGCCATGTGGGCGCGAGACCCGCGATGCCTCGTCGCTGAGACCGCCTTGCGCCTCCGAGTCGTACGCCGTGGATGGGGTCACGCAGCGGCAATCACAACGCCCGCAGCGAAGTCCGGACAGGAATTGACCCACTGTCCCCAAGGGCATCCGTACAACGAAGACAACATCAGTTGGAACGGCCCCAACAAGAACCGACGTAAGTGCAAAGCATGCATGCGTGCACGGGCGAAAGTCTGGTACGCCAACAAGAAGGGTTCCGCGTAAGCGGGTGATATCCGTGAAGGCCGTCGTGTACCCATCGGACAGCTTTCGGGTGTGGCAGCTTTAGGATGCGGTGGCCCGGCGAGTGCCTTGCCGCCGCTGGCCATGACGTGGAAGTCGTGGGAGCCCAAGACCGCCGCGTCCGCGTCATCATGGAAGGCAACGTGGTGAAGGACGTCCTCGTCGACGCCGACGTCGTCGTCCTCCAGCGCGTCACCCACGCCTACATGGCCCAAGCCGTCGGCGTGATGCGCGCCAAGGGCATCACCGTCATCGTGGACGTAGACGACGACCTCTCCTCCATCCACCCCTCCAACCCGGCCTGGGCCGCCCACCGCCCGGGCGCCGGGCTCCACTCGTGGCACAACCTCGCGCTCGCCTGCCGCAACGCCTCACTGGTGACCGTGTCCACACCGGCCCTCCTCGACGTGTACGCCCGCCACGGCCGCGGCCACGTCCTGCCGAACTACCTGCCCGACATGTACTACGGCTTGCCCCGTACGGACTCGGACGCGATCGGCTGGCCTGCCTCGTTCCATTCCCACCCCAACGACCCCGGGCCGGTCGGCGGCGCGATTGCCCGACTCGTCGACGAAGGCGCCGAGTTCGAGATGCGCGGCGACGCCACTGGCGCGGGCCGCGCGTTCGGGCTCGCCGAGGATCCCCCGGGCGGCGGGGTGCCGATCGACGAGTGGCCGGCGGCGGTGGCTGGGATCGGTGTGGGTATCGCGCCGTTGGCCGATACGCGGTTCAACGCGGCGAAGTCCTGGTTGAAGCCGCTGGAGATGTCTGCGTGCGGGGTGCCGTGGGTGGCGTCTCCGCGGGCGGAGTACCGGCGGCTGCACGAGATGGGTGCGGGTGTTCTCGCTGACCGGCCGAGGGTCTGGTACCGGGAGGTGAAGCGGCTACGGGAGTCGGCCGCCCTACGGCAGGAGCTGTCGGAGGCAGGGCGCGTGGTGGCTGCACAGCTCAGGCTGCGGGACCACAGCTGGCGTTGGGCCGAGGCATGGCAGAAGGCGCACGATATGGAGCGGGCTACGCCACGGGCTGCGGTAGCGGTGTAGCTGCGATCGGCTCCTCCCGCACGTCGCGGATCCACGACACCCCGCAGGCGAGACACAGCTCGTGCGGGTCCGCGTACACGAGGTCGACGCACTGGCACAGCGGGCACTTTGCGCGCGTGCGCACCCGCCGCAGCTGGTCGCGCTGATAGGTCGTCGTTCCGGCCCAGTAGCCTTCGGCACGGTGGAGCATGGCCCAGGCCAGGCAGCGGGCGCGGGCCGGGCAGGTGCGGCACCAGCGCTCTTCGGCTTCGGCTGCTTCGCCGTCGGTCTCGACGTCGGGGATGAAGTCGAAGTCGGCGGCGGCGCAGGGCGCGTTGTTCTGCCAGGCGACGTCGTCTGCGGAGAAGTACTCGACGATGCTCACGAGTAGCCCCCTTCTACGGGCAGGGGACGCCGTCAGCGACAGACCAGACCACGGCGCCGTTCGAGCCGAGGCACTGGCGGATACGGCCCGCTGCCTGGAGCCGCTTGCACGATAGGTACACGGCGTCACGGTGGTGGCCTGTGGCAGTGGCGAGCGCGCTGCGAGAGTCTGTGCCCTGGGCGATGAGCTCGTAGATCTGGTTGTCCCGGGCTTCAACTTGTGGATCTCTGGGACGCCCCAGGCGGCGCGGGGTGCTGGTCTGCGACATGACGAACTCGCATTCACTGGACCGGTCGACTGAAAAACATTATGCAGTGTTGCGGGTGTGACGACAGCCGCCGGAACGCGATACCCGCCTACGGGTGCCAGACTGCCGACAGACCATGAGGGCCTCGACAGGTGGTGACGTGTGCCGGAAGACCTTTCCGTAGGCGAACTCGGACGCACCGTGGACGCCCTCCGCGAAGAGGTCCGCGTCATGGGCCAGGGCATCAACTCCCGCCTCGACAAGGTCGTCTCAACGGAGGTGTACGCCCTTCAGTCCGCGTACACGGACCAGCGGATCAACGGCCTCAGCCAGGAGCTCCAGAAAGCCAAGGACGCGAATGAGGCGCTGGAGAACGAGTTCGAGAAGTACCAGCGCGACGAGCGGGACCGGCGGGAGAGGGAACGTCAGGCACGCCTCTACCAGATGATCGTGCCAGTCCTGATGGGACTGCTCTCCGCGGCGATCGCGATCTGGGCGGTGGTGGCGAAGTGAAGACCACGCACAGGAAGAAGCGCCGCCTGCCAGTGCCCCGAGCGGAATGGCTCGGCGCTGTCACAGGCATGTTGGCCCTCTGCCTGCTCGCCGGGCTCGCTGTCCTGGTGGTGGACCAGGCCCGGGAGTTGCGAGACGAGCGGGCAGCCCGGGACGCGCTGGCTCGCCAGGTAGAGGGACTTGGTGCGACACCGGTGGCCGGCCCCGCAGGCAGTCGGGGCGAGCCCGGGGCGAGCGTGACAGGACCTTCGGGCGAGAAGGGCGAGAAGGGCGATCCTGGCGAGTCGGGGAAGCCTGCCCCCACGCTGACTCCGTCGCCGGGCGCGTCCGGCGCTTCGGGTGCGCCGGGACGGCCGGGCTCCGATTCAACAGTGCCGGGACCGTCCGGGCCGCCGGGCGCGGACTCAACGGTGCCCGGCCCGGTAGGCCCTACTGGTCCTCAGGGTGAGCGGGGCGAGACTGGCGCTACTGGGGAGCAGGGGCCGATGGGCCCACCCGGCCCGACGTGTCCGGAGGGATACGGCTTGCAGGCTCCGGCGTGGGATCCGGATGCACTGGTGTGCATGAAGGATTCGCCGGAAGACGACGGGTCCGGGAACGGCGGCGAGACGCCTCAGGCCGCGGCGTTGGATCCTCGGCGGATGCAGTACGCGTAGGCGTGGGGGCTGGGCCGGCGGTCAGGCGGCTTTCACGATGCGCGCGGCGACAGCGGCCGCGTACTCGCCGAGGAGCCGCCCGTACTCCTCCCGCTGCCCGGGCGTGAGCACGCCGCCGGCACGCTGCCAGAGGTCGCGGATGTCGTCGTTGATGTCGGCCACCGAGCGCACAGAACCAGGGCTTTTCGGGTCGGGGGACATGCTCCCATCGTATCGACGAAGCGCCCCGCACACTCACGCCAGCTCCCCCTATCCAGAGTCCTCACCCCAGAGGGCGCCCGATACCCTGCCCGCATGATTCGAGCTGTGATCTTCGACGTTGGTGAGTGCCTCGTAGACGAAACGCGTGAGTACGGCACGTGGGCCGACTGGCTCCAGATCCCTAGGCACACGTTCCACGCGATGTTCGGCGCGGTCATCGCCCAAGGGCGGGACTACCGCGAGACGTTCCAGGAGTTCCGGCCCGGCTTCGACCTCTACGAGGAGCGCGAGAAGCGCGCGGCCGCCGGACAGCCGGAGCACTTCGGCGAGGAGGACCTTTACGCCGACGTGCGGCCCGCCCTGCACCAGCTCCGGGCGGACGGCCTGTGGCTCGGGATCGCGGGCAACCAGACGGTCCGGGCAGGGACGATCCTCCGCGAACTGTTCACCGACGACGTCGACCTGATCGGCACCTCGGACGACTGGGGCGCCAGCAAGCCGGACCCCGAGTTCTTCCACCGGGTCGCCGAGGTCACCCCGTTCGCCAACGACGAGATCCTCTACGTCGGCGACCGCGTCGACAACGACCTCCGCCCGGCCGCCGCCGCGGGCATGCACAGCGCGCTCGTGCACCGCGGCCCGTGGGCGACCATCCAGTGGCGGACCGAGGAAGCAGAGAAGCTCCCGACCTTCCGAGTCGAGAGCCTCCTGGAACTGCCCGGCCTGATCGCCGAGTTCACCGGCTGAGTGCGCTCACCGTCGTCGACCAGCCATACAGCCGGTCGTCGAGGTCACGCACGCACTGCTCGTGCTGGTGCGGCGCCAGCGTGCGCCGCACCTCCCGCACCCGGTCCATGCCCATCGCGTACCACGTGCGCTCCAGCTGATCGAGCGCCCGCAGCGCGTACCCGCACGCTGCTTCCGGGTCACCGGTCGCCGCCTCGACAGCCGCCAGGTCGCCGAGGATGACGGTCCGCTGCTTCTCCTCGGCCGGGTCGAGCGCTTCGAGGACGCCGAGCAGAGTCTCGCGGGCTTGCGGAAGGTGGCGGGCCCGCAATTCCGTGTTGCCCTTGAACGCGCGCAGCCGTACCGGGGTGAACCAGTCGAGCCACTCGGGACTCGCGTGCTCGCTGCCCGCGGCGAGGACATCCTCCGCGTGCCGGATCAAGTGCAGCGCCGTCCTGGTGTTGCCGCACCGGGTCTCGCACTCCGCCTCGACCGCGTCGAGCCACGCCAGCAGCTCGGCCGACGCCGGGCCGCGCCGGGCGTACGTCCGCGCGGCCACCATCCGCTCAACGGCCCCGTCACGGTCACCGGCCCACCCGGGGATGAACGCCGTGTGCGCGAGGACCGCGGCGCCGATCAGCGGGTCATCGGCCTCGCCCGCGGCCTGCAGCGCACGGAGCAGCGTCTGCTGCGCGCGTTCGGCGTCACGCATGTCGAAGAACTCGATACGCCCGGCGAGCAGCCACGTCTCGGCGAGGGCCGCTGCCACGCGCTGCCTTGTCTGGCCAGCAGTCTCCGGCAACAGAGCACACCCCAGAGTGGCGTGAGAGAGCGCGGCCGGATGCAGCGTGGCCGGAGCCACAGACCAGTAGAGCCGTCGATGCGCACGCGTCACGGCCCCGTAATCGGTTGCGACGGAAGCGGGTTGCACAGCAATGGTCTGCGTGGGGACGGCCGCGAGACCGCCGGTCGCGGCCGACGCGGGAAGCACAGTGCGGCGCCCGCGATCCGCCGCCGCTCCGCCGGGCAGCGTGAATCCCAGCGCTTCCAGGGGCTGGCCGAGGACCCGCTCGATAACCTGGCCCACCCGGGGCTGAGGCCACGGCGGAGTGTCCGACATCCACCGACTCACCTGCCGAGTCCCCACCCCAATGGCTTCAGCCAGCGCCTCGTTCGTGGAGTAACCGGCCGCGACCGAAGCCGCCTTAAGTCGGGTGTTGCCTGAGCGCCGTGCCACTGCTGCACCTCCGTATCGAACGCTGCGGCCAGTGTCGCCGCACGTCGTACTGAAGGCCAGTCATCACCCGTCCGCAGCACAGAAAGTCCTCTTTCCGGCACGAGAAAGGCGCATTGAAGTCCTCGGAATCTGCCGTTTGCGTCGACACCCTTGTACGCACCTGAACTACCAGGCCGAGGAGCACCGATGCCAACCACGCGTTTACCGTCCGCCGCAGGCTGCACGCTCGAAGACGCTGGGCACACCTGGGACGCCATCCGCGTACCGCGCATCATCGGAGCATCGGCCGTCGCGATCCTCGGCTCACGCTGCGGAGCCGTCGTCGACGACCCCCTCACCGCGCTGACTTACTTCTTCACTCCCGTCGGAACCGCCGCCCATTGGGATGTGGCCGGCACACGCGCACTCGGGAAGGGCGCGTCTGTGGCGATCCCTCCGGCCCGGCTCACGGACGGCGGCGGCCCGCACTGGCGTGTCTGCCCCGGCACCGACGGATGGATCACCGATCCCCGCGCCTTGCAGGCCGCCCTGGAGGACAGCAACGGCGGTCGTGAGGCGCTCGCTCTGCTCGCGCTCCCGGCCCTCGACGGACTGTCCGAAAGCCAGGTCCGCGGGAAGGCCTGCGTCTGGTGCGGCGTCATCCTCACCGCCGAGACCGCCGTCGACCTCGGCCCCCGACGCAAGGGCCGGTTGGACGGGGCCTACAACTGGTTCCCCCGCGGCTGCAAGACCTCGACGGGGATGGCGGCCTTCCGCGCCCTGCACCAGCACGCACCGACGTGCGAGCAGTGCGTCGACGACGGCGAGCAGTGCGAGACCGGCCGCGCCCTGTGGCGCCTCGTCCGCGACGGCAACCGGTACTCAGGACTCCTCAAGCGCCTGTCGAAAGGCGCCCTGCCGTGCGAGCCATGCATGACCGCCCGGACCTTCGGCGGTGACCACGGCTGCACTGGAACTGCCCACGGACCGGCCGGGCAGCCCTGCCCGTGCTGCGGCAAGGGGGCCAGCTGATGTTCTGCGCCCGCTGCGGCCGACCGCTCAAGGAGAAAGACGCCGAGGCCGTGGACGTTGACCGGCCGACCGGCCCCGGGATAACACTGCACGTCCACCGGACTCTGTGCCATCCGGACCCCTTGACCTCTCCCGTGTCCTGGCCGGAACCGGCACGGGAGGGATGACGGCCGCCACGTCCCCCACGTGGCGGTCACGGCCCGCCGCTGGTGCTGCAACGGGACAGGGCACCGGCGGCGGGTCACTCCTCAGGAACGGGATCGGCGAGTACCACCTCAAGGTCCAGCACCGCCGCGATCCGGATCAGATTGTCGACGAGAGGACTCTGGTGGCCCTGCTCAATCCGATTCACGGCCTGGCGGTCGAGACCGGCCAGCTCGGCAACCTGCTCTTGGGACAGGCGCTTGCCCCGGCGGGCGTCGCGGAGGTGGTCACCGAGTTCCCGGCGGCGAGCGAGAACCCAGTCGGGCGGGGCGGACGGCACTCGCACCACGCTGGACTGATCAAGAACGGGTGTCTGTATCGTCGACCGTACATTTGAAGATCATCAGGCACGGTTTGTGACCATCTCGCGGAGATCCATCACCCACATGGGTGACGGTCTCCAGAAAACCTTGCCGAACGTCAACGGTCGGCAAAGGGTGTGACGCGCCCTCCACGGTCCGGCCGGGCCGCCGCTCGCCCCCCAGGCTGCGGCAGCCCGGTCGACGGCGCCCCCCAGCCGGGACCCCCGCTGGGGGGCGCCTCACTTCCAGGTGACTTCCACGCTGTCGGCATCGAAGTACCCCCCGCCAGGGATCCGCCCGCGGCGCGCGGGAAGCAGCCTCACGGACATCAGGTACGAGACCACCGCGCGCTTCCGGGACAGGTCCAGCCGCTCCCACTCGGCATCCACGTCGTCGGCGCCGATCAGGCCGGCCACCGGGTTCACCTCGACTGCGCGCGCCAGAATGTGCTCTGCCTTCTCCAGCCGCTCACGCGCCGACTTCCGGGCCACCCGCCACTCCTGGACATCCATATCCCCCGCGCCCAACTGCTCGGCCAGCATGTCGAGCGTCTCCCGAGCCTCTCGCATATCCCGCTGGGCGCCACGCACGTCGACGGGGTCTTCCCGGGCAGCGAGCAGCTCGGCGACGTCGGCTCGCGACAGCCGGTCCAGGACCAGCGTCTGGACATACGCGTCGACTGGTTCGGCCTTGCGGACCACGTGCTTGCTGACCCGGCATCCGTATGCCAGCTCGTGCCTGGCCCCCTGCCGGTTGCTCGTGATGGTTCGGACCGAGTTGGGCTGGGGACACAGCCCGCACTCGTAGATCCCGGTACCGAGGTACTTCCGCTCGTTGCCCGGCGAAGTCCGCCGCGAGGGATCCGACAGCACGGCCACGACACTGCGCCACAGCGGCTCATCGAGCAGCGCGGGCCATCGGGCGGGGCCGGCCTCCTGGCCGCGGTGTCGGATGATGCCCGCGTTGCGGGGCCGCACCATCATGCTGCGCACCTCGGGGCCCGCCCATTTCGCGCCGGTGCTGGTGGGCACGTTCTTCTCGTTCCAGGTGGTGGCGATCGAGTTCAGCGATGCCCCGGCGAGGATCGCGTCCGCCGCCCAGCGCACATGCCACGCCTCGGAGCCCTCGACGACATCAGCGTCGGCGCCGCACGCGCACAGGGACACCACGGCTACCCCTTCGCGGGCGTCACAGGAGCCGCACATGCGGCCCGGGACGAACGGCCCGGCCTGCGAGCATGTCGAGCAGCGCTGCACGATGCTGAAGCCGTCCTCCGCGCCGCAGGACGGGCACCACAGAGCGCGGGGGGTGATGCGGTCCTCCTCGTAGCCGAAGGGGCGCCGCCCGCCGAAGTGCTTGCCCTGCTCGGCCATCTGGTCCCGGGTGCGCCGCTGTCGTTCGATCATCCGCTCGACTTCGTAGCGGGCCTGCACGCCGAGTTGCCGGGCGATCATGCGGCCGGTGGCTGTGGTGAGGTCGAGATGGCCGGCCTTGACGGTGCGCGTCTGGATGGCGCGGGGCTCGCAGACGTCGATGTACTCCTCCAGCTCGGCCGGGGAGCGGTGCAGGCGGTCGGTGTGCCAGGCCAGGACGGTGTCTGCACGGCCCGCTCGCAGGTCGGCGAGGAGTCGCTGGTATCCGGGGCGCGGCTTGCCGGAGTAGGCGCTCAGGTCGTTGTCGGAGTACACCTCGACGACCTCGACGCCGATCTGCGCGGCGAGGGCTTCGCAGTCCTCGCGTTGGCGTTCGACGCCGAGGCCGGCGCCCTCGCGGTCGCGGCTGATGCGGCAGTAGATGATGGCGCGGGTGGGGATACCGAGTGCGTCGATGGCCATGCTTCAGCCTGGCACACGAGAACAGCGTTCCGCTGGGTTTTGCTAGATCGAAGACTAGGGAAATGCCGTATTAAACCCGCAGGTCGGCGGCTGCGGGTTCGCTACGTGGCTACATGCCGGGCCAGTTCTGGATCCACCAGCGCTCTTCGACGATGCGCGAGAGTTGATCCACGAACTCGTCTCGGGCCTGGGTGCTTACGTGGTGCCGGTCGGCGAGCCACGTGAACTCGCCCTCCTGCTCGACGCCCACGATGGCCCTGCCGCCGGGCAGACTGTCGACCAGTTCCATCCTGACTTCAGCACACGGCGTGGGGGGTTTGGGTGCTTCTTCTGGGGGCAACTGGCCTTCCGGCGTGCCGTCACCCTCTGCGTCTCTCGGGTTTTCCGCCAACGCTTTGCCTCCCGCATTGCAGCCGCACGCCAAAAATCGCTCACCAGTTCGAGAGGGCGTGCGGAGTGATCGGTTTGCGCCCCCCAGGCGGATCACCGACGATGCCACACTGATCAGGCTGTGACCAGAGTGAATCAGTGAGTTACGGAAAGTCGTACTATTCGTCCGACTTGCCCTCGACACCATCGTTACGCTGCGTCTTCCTACGGGCAAAGGTCTCCGCGATCTCGGCAAGCTGCCGGCGGTCGTCGTCGGACATTTCCTCTGCTCGCGCCGCGATGATGCGGGTCGTGAGGTCCTCGCTCCACACGACAGAGGAGTCGGATGCCGGGTCGTAGCCGTAGAACTGCTTGAAGACTGCACCCTGGAGGATCTTCACGGGCAGTCCGTAGCCGATCGAGAGCGCCTTAAGGCGTTCCTTCTTGGGCGGGTCGACGGATAGACCGCGCTCCACCTTCGACAGCCATCCGAATTTGGCCTGCTCCCCGCTCTCGGGATCGCGAGAGCGCGCCTCCATCTCGCGCAGGCTGTAGCCGAGCTCGGCACGCCGCGACTTGAGGAGGTCGGTGAAGTCAGTGCGCTCGGTCATGGCGTGCATTCTGCCCTCTTCGCTCCCTGGCGTGACGCCTGATGTCTACGTTACCGCTATTGATCACTGAGTAAATAGCAGGTCAACCCGCGCAACCGTTCACGGCCTAGCACGAAGTGTCTACGGAAACACCCCGTGCGCGCCATCCCCACGGGGTGTGATGTCTCAAACGGACTCGCTGTGCGTTTGCGTAGACAGGCCGTCTACCGATGTGTACTGTCGGTCTTGTTCACGGAAACGCACACAGCGTCTACGGAGGTGATCAATGCGCCCCCAGCAAAACCCCATGGTGCTCGTCAGTCCTGACCTCCTGTGTCAGCTGATGGAACGCACCGGCAACGGCCGAAGCGTCAGCGTCCGCGACCTCGCCGACGCCGCCGGATGCCACCCCAGCAAGATCGGCCACCTGCGCACCGGAGAGCGGGAGACCGCCACCCAGGACGAGGCTCTGGCAATTGCCAAACGGCTTGGAGTCGACCTCCTCGTCCTGTGGGAGCACACCGGCCGCACAGTCCCGGCCCCCGTCGAGCCCCCTCAGATCGTCGCGGTGCCGGCATGAACGAGGCTCCCCCGTTCTCACGGGCCCGCGCCGCGCAGATCCTCGGCCCGGCCGCCATCGAGAAGGCCCGCCGCATCGTCGATGCCGCGCCGCCGCTGCGGCCCGAATTGCGCGAGCAGCTGCGGGCGGTCTTCGCCTCGGCCCGCGCGATGCAGAGCCAGCCGCCGGCCGACGCCGCCTGACCCACCCCCCAGATGCGCCGAAGGGCCGCCGGATGCGACCCGACGACCCCACGACTTTCGGCAACCCCTCATCACAGAAAGAGGTCCCCGTGACCAGTAACTCTACCCAGCTCAGCGCAGCGACCGCGCTGGTGCAGCTCCTGACCGAGCACCCCGAACTGCCGGAAGCTGGCTGGTCGATCGGATCGATCATCCCCGACCTGCACGGCAGCCTCCACGGCGGCCTGGAGTCCCTGTCGGCGTACGCCGAGGTCCTCGGTGGCAGCGTGCGGGCGGCGGCGGACACGTTCGAGCTGCGCGGGCAGCGGGTGCGGCGGCACGTGCTGAAGACGGTGTGGCGTGACGTTCCGGTCGAGGTGGCCGTGCTTCTGCCTGCTGCTGTGGCGGTGTCGCTGTGAGCGCCGCGGTGACGCACGACCCGCTGGTCGTGAACACGCGGGATGGCGTGTGCTGGGAGCGGCGCGCGGTGACGGCTGACGGGCGCGGCTTGTACGCGGTTGAGGGTTCGTGCCGGTGCCCGGAGTTCGTGATGGCGACGCTGGCGGAGTTGGCGGAGCACGGGATTGTCGGGTCGGCGCGTGTGTTGCCGGTGCCGGTCGGCCCGGAGCCGCGTTCCGAGCTGGAGCGGCTGGCGGAGCAGGTCGTCGAGTTGCAGGGCCTCTTGGAGCAGGCGGGGCGTGACACCGCTCGTGCCCGGCGTGAGCGGGATCTGATCCGTGAGCGGGTGTCGGAGCCGTACGGCTGTACGCACTGCGGTGAAGCGAAGCGGGTGCACGGGCGGCGGTACATCGCGACTGCGGGTGTGCACTCCTGGGAGCGTCCGTCGGACGAGCAGGTCAAGGATCGGATGCTGGCTCGTCGTGCGGCCCGGTTCACCTCGCATGCCGGGCGGATGGCTGAGCTGCTGGTGGCCCGTACGGAGGAGTTGCTGGCCGCTGAGGCTCGCATCGGTGCCCTGGAGTCGGAGCGGCACTCGACGAACGAGTCCCTCGACGACGCGATCAAGGCCCTGCGGAAGCGGGAGAAGCAGGACGCGATCGTCGCGGAGTTCGTGGCCGCGCGGGCGGAGTACGTCACCGCATTGCGGAACTGCCATGGCGACAACACGCACGACTACGACCGGTGGCAGGGGCACGCAGCGGCACGCCGCCAGCTGTCCGAGTTGCTCGGCCTGCCGGTGGCGTGGCCTGTGGAGGACGCGGCGGCGGTGAAGAAGTCGGCGGAGAAGCTGGCCGCGCTGCTCGCCGAGTCGGGCGGTGCGGAATGACTGGCCACGCACACTCCCCGGCTGAGTGGGCGCAGATGCTGTCGCTCGCGTTCGGCGGGTTCGGCGTCTACTCGGTCGGCTGGCACCTGTTCGTTGAGGCCGACCCCGCGGACTTCGACCCGCGACCCGCCCTCGCCCGGCTCGTCGAGTCCGGCCGCCTGGACGCGCTCCTCGTGGCCGTGACCAACGCGAAGCACGACGCCCACACCGCCGCCGCCCGCGCCCGGCACATCCCGCGTGATGCCGCGATCTCGCTGGCCGCGCTCCTGGCTCTCCTCTTCCCCGCCACGGGAGGCACCCGATGAACCGCGTCCGTCTGTACCTCCACCGCCTGTTCCGCCGGCCCGCCATCACCGGCCCGATGCGCCTCTACACCCGGCGCGTCCCGGACGGGGTGTTCCTCGACCTCACCGACTACTTCGAGCACGTCGTCGAGACCCTCACGGACGACGAGGAAGCCCTCGCTCTCCTGCTGGAGATCGTCGACGACCGGGCCAAGGCCCGCGAGCACGACGGGTGGGAGCCGGAGAAGCTCCTCGTGGAGAAGCTCGCGCTGATCGTGGGCTACGAGGTGCCGGTGCGGGAGAAGGCCCTCGTCCGCCTGATCGGGAAGTTGCGGGCTGCGGTCCCGGCTCCGCGGGTGCACATCCCGGCGCAGCGCGAGGCAGGTGCGGCATGAGCGACGCCCGCGCCCGCATCCACGCCATGTTCAACCTCGACGAGCAGGCCGAGAAGGAACTGAACACCCGACTCGACGCCCTCATCTCCGAGCATCTCCGCGCAGCCGCAACCGACCTCGGCGACCGCGTCCGCACCGGAGGGCCCCACGCCCGCGGCCTCGCCCACGCCCGCAACCTCCTCAACGACCGCGCCGACGGCATCATCCCCACCCCACCACGCCGCAACGTCGTACACCGCGACGTCGCCGCCCGCCTGCGCCGCCAGCCGGGCGAGGAGATGGAAGTGGGCTGCTACGCCAGCCGGGAGTCCGCGAACGGGATCGCGGCTCTGGTCCGTGGCCGGTCCGGGACTGTCCGCGCGTACCTGCCGGCGGGATCGTTCGACGCGCGGGTTGTGCCAGGTGATAACGGGGTCCGGGTGTTCGCCCGGTACGTGGGCGGTGACGCCGCATGAGCGCTCCCGACGTCCGCGCGGCCGTTGAGGCTGCGCTCCGCACGGTGCAGGGCACCCACCACCACCTCGGCCTCGTCACGTTCCAGGTCCTCACGGACCGCGTCACTGAAGCCGTCACTCCGCTGGTGGCCGACGAGCAGGCGTACGACGGGGAGCTGGCCATGCTCCGCGGCCTCGTCCGCACCCTCCGCGCCGTCGTCCGCGACGACCGCGCCGACGTGGCGCAGCGGGAAGTGCGGCGCCTCCTCTACGAGCACGCCGCCGACGAGCGGGACGCCTACCGGCGGGAGATGAACCGCCCGGCCGACGCCGCCCCCGACACCCTCGCCGCCTGGCTCGCCCACCGCTTCGACCTCAACAGCCCGCCGTGGAACGGCATGCCCGACGACGACCGCAGCTACTGGGAGCACCAGGCCCGCGCTGTCCGTCGGGCCGTCGCCCGCGGCGGATTCAAGAACGACACCACCCAGGGGGACCGCACGTGAGCACCACCGCCCCAACCGCCAGCCGCCGCGCCCGCAAGCAGACGGCCGCACCCACCGGCACCGACCGCATCCCCAAGCCCTCCCAAGGCTGGTACCGCGTCAAGGGCACCGACCTCAAGCTCCGCCGCGTCACCACCATCCTCGAACAGGGCACCAGCAAGGGCGACGCCCTCACCTTCTGGGCCGGGAACATCACCGCCGACACGGCGATGAACAACCTCCCGTACCTGGTGAGTTCGTCCCTCTACGCCGACAAGCGGACCGAGGCGTACGACTGGCTCCGCCGCGCCCACACCCGCAAGAAGGACGAGCGCAAGGACGTCGGCTCCGCCGTCCACAAGGTCATCGAAGCGAACGTGCTCGGCACGCCGATGCCCGCCGACCTCCTCAACGACCCCGAGTTGGTGCCGTTCCTCGACCACTTCCTCACCTTCGTCGAAGAGTGGCAAGTCACCTTCGAAGCCTCCGAGATGGTCGTCGGCAACGAGGAGCAGGGGTACGCCGGCACCCTCGACTACCTCGTCCGCTCGCCGCTGATCGAGCAGGCCCTCGCCGCGTACTTCGACTGCGAGGTCCCGGCCGGGACCGTGTTCTGCGGCGACACCAAGACCGGCGGTGAACTCGACGTCAAGGGCGTCTACCCCGAGGCCTCGTTGCAGATGGCCGCGTACCGCAAGGCGAAGGTCGCCTGGCTGCGCGACGGCACGAAGGTGCCCATGCCGCCCACGTTCTGGGCGGGTGTGGTCCTGCACCTGCGGCCGGAGGGCTACCGGCTCATCCCGGCCGTCGCCGACGACGCCGTGTTCGACGCCTTCCTCACCGTGAAGCGCAACGCCGAGTGGACGTCCGGCCTGTCGAAGACCGTCATCCGTCCCGCCCTCACCCTCCCCGTCACCACCGAAGAGAGGGCCGCCTGATGCCCATCCTCGACCTCCAGATGCGGATGCGTCAGCTCGGCGAGATCCGCCTCGGCCACGTCGTCCCCACCGCTGGCGGCAAGACCCGCCCGGCCAAGCTCAACAAGTTCCGCTTCACCAGCCCCTCCCGGGAGATCCTCGCCAGCGTCGCCGAGCTGTACGGCGGCGAGGTCAAGCCGTGGACCCCGGCCAACAACGGCCCCTCCGAGTTCGAGGTGTACTCCACCGTCAACCGGCTGCCCGTCCTCATCCCACCGCGCGACGCCGTCTCCCAGTGGTACGAGCTGTACGCCGGATCGAAGTGCCAGCGCCGCTGCGACGGCGTCACCGAGCAGAAGTCCGACCGGCCGTGCATGTGCGACCCGGAGAAGCGGGACTGCAAGATCACGACCCGGGTGAACGTCATGCTCCGCGACGTCCCCGCCCTCGGTCAGTGGCTCCTCATCAGCAAGGGTTACCACGCTGGCGTCACCTTGCCCCCGGCGGCCGAGCTGCTGGCGCAGTCTGGCGGGTACGTCGCCGGATGGCTCGGCGTGGAAGAGAAGACGGCCATCGTCGACGACAAGCCGGCCCGGTTCATGGTGCCGACCCTCGACGTGGAGATCACCCCGGCCGCGCTGATGGAGGGGAAGATCACCGGCGGCGCCCCGGCCGTCGCGCAGGGTCCGGAGCGGGTGGCCATCACGTCCGGGCGCCCGGACTACGCGGCGCTCGCCGCAGTAGCGAAGACCTCCGAGGAAGTCGGCAAGCTGTGGACCCAGGCGAACCAGGCCGGGCACCTGGACGACGACCTCGCCAAGGCGCTGAAGGCTCGGGCCGCCACGCTCGGCGCGCCTGAGAAGAAGCCGAAGGAGCCGGGCACGCCCGACGATTCCGGCTACGACCTGGCCCGGGAAACGGAGTTGCTGTACGTCGAAGGCGGACAGCAGGCGGACGAGGTTGTCGACGCCGAGTTCGTCGATGACCCGGCGGAGGTGCAAGCCGTCTGGTTCCAGATCATCGCCGCCGCCGGACCGTACGGGCTCACCACCGACCAGGTCGAAGCAGGGTTCGCGCAACGCAACGGCGGCACCCACCCCTCGTCCGGGACCGTCGCGCAGATGACCGCCTACCTCGCCGCGGTGAAGGCCGGTGAGGTCGCGTGAAGTTCGCTGACCTGCGCAAGCTCGCCTTCGACACGGAGACCACCGGACCCGACCCGCTCAACGACCGCATCGTGACCGCCGCCCTGGTGGTCCGCGGCGGCGGCCGGGACGACAAGGCCATGTCATATCTGATCAACCCCGGCATGCCCATCCCGGCCGAGGCCACCGAGGTCCACGGCATCGACGACGCCAAGGCCGCGCAGGGCGCCAACCCGAAGGACGCCCTGGAGGACATCGCCGGGCACCTCACGGCCGCCCTGCGGTACGGGATGCCGCTCATCGCGTTCAACCTCTCCTTCGACTGGACGATCCTCGTCCGCGACCTGGAGCGCAACGGGCTCCCGCCCATGTCGCAGCGGCTGTCCGGGTTGCGCACGCTGCCGCTCATCGACCCGCACGTCATCGACAAGCAGGTCGACAAGTACGTCAAGGGCACCGGCATGCGGAAGCTGAAGCCCACCGCCGAGCGGTACGGCGTCGAGCTCGCCGACTGGCACACCGCCGAGGCCGACGCCCTCGCCGCGCTCCTCATCGCCGAGGCGCAGTTCGCCAAGCACAAGTACCTGGCCGCGATGGGCCCGGAGCGTCTGTTCACCTCCCAGCAGAAGTGGCGGGCGGACCAGCAGGCCGGCCTCCAGCAGTGGTTCCGCACGAAGGCCACGGAGGAGCAGGGCGGCGACCCGAACAAGGTCATCGACGGCAGCTGGCCGCTGATCTTCGCACAGCGGGCGGGTGAGGGCGCATGAACCTCCTCACCGCTGAGGACCGCACCGTCCTCGGCCAGTCCCTCGGCTACGCCCCCACCGCCGACAGCGACGCAGTCCTGCGCACGCTCAACGCCATCCGCTACGCCGACCGCCACCGCACCGACCCTGCCGCCGTCAGCCGAGCCCTCGCCGGATGCCTGTCCGTGCTCAAGCGACTCGTCGACATCGAGGCCCAGTACGCCACCACCCGCGCCGCGATCGCCCGCCTCGAAGTCGCCAACCACCGCGGCGACGACTACACGCTCGGCGACCTCGCCTTCGAGCTCCAGCAGGCCGGCATCGACCTCAAGAACGACTACGACCACGCGGACGACCTCGCTCGTGCCGCCGAGCAGGAAGGCCTGCTGTGATGGACCAGATCACCATCGGCGCCGCCGCCCTGATGTCCTCGCTCGTGGGTGGTGCCGCGCTGGCCCGCTGGTACGTGCGGCCGGAACCGAGCGGCCGACACCGCGCGCCCGCCCTGCTGTTGAGGCCGATCAAGGCGCTCGACAAGCAGGCGGCCCTGTGCTCGGCGGAGGGCCGGGTCACGCTGCATGCCCGGACGCGGGTGACGAAGCAGTTCATCTGTATGGACTGCCGCAACCCGAGCCGTGACCCGCGGACGACCGAGGCGGGGGATGCCTCGTGAGCACGCTGTTCGAGCTGTCCCCGAAGGCTCCGGCCGCCACCCCGGCGGCCGGGCCCCGGCCCAAGGTCATCGGCCTCGACGTCGCCATGGGCACCACCGGCATCGCCGGAGAAGGCTGGACCGACTACGTCCGCGCCAAGGGCACCAGCCAGCACTCCCGCTTCGAGCAGCAGCTCACCGGGATCGCCGACCACATCCGCAACGCCGACTTCGTCGTCATCGAAGGCCCGGCGTTCTCCAAGAACAACAACGGGGCCGACGCCCTGTCCGCGATGCGGTGGATGGTCCGTCACGATCTGTGGAAGCGGCGCATCCCGTACGCAGTGGTACGGCCCGACGACCGCATCAAGTACACGACCGGCACCACTCAGCCGCGCGACCCCGACACGGGCGTACGGCTGAAGGGCGAGCCGCTGAAGGCCGTCGTCCGCCAGGCCGTCCTGGAGACGTACGGCATCACCACCGAGGGCACCGCCAAGTACGACGAGGCCGACGCCTACGTGATGTTGGCCATGGGCCTTCACTGGCTCGGCCACCCGCTCGCCGTCGTCGGCGACGACCGCCGCCGGGCCATCGACTCTGTGCGCTGGCCGGCCCGCGGGGCGGTGACCGTCCGATGATCGAGATCACCGTCCGTGTCAAGCCCTCCTGCGGCGTACGCCTCGCCGCTCTCCTCCGCTCGGCCGCCGCTCTGGAGACCGACCGCGGCCAGGCGAAGGCCTACCGCGGCGCCGCCCGCCGCATCGAACGGCTGACCCGCACCAGCCGGCGCCCGGCCACGCAGCACCGCCCGGCCGAGTCGAAGCCCACGCCGAGGCCGTTCCGATACACGCCCCGCGTGGTCCGCCCCAACCACCAGGTCGTCGACGAGAGCGCCGTGATGCGCGTGGTCCTCGGTCTGCGCCCGCTGCCTGTCCTCTCGCGGGACGAGGCCCGCCTCGCCTGCTGGCACCTCACCCAACACGACGCCCCCGCAAGCGAAATCGCCGAGCGGGTCCGTATCGCGAAGCGCACCGTGCACCGCTGGCGCGCCGAAGACCGAAAGCAGGTGACCACCTGATGGCGCGCCCGTCCAAGCAGCTGCCCCGCACGGCCACGCACCGGCCGGCCCTCAAGCGCCGCCGCTTCCGCCACGACGACGCAACCGCCGTCGACCTCTTCTCCGGGTTCGGGGGATTCACCGAGGCCGCCAAGCGGGCCGGGTTCCAGACGATCATGGCTGCGAACCACAACGCCTACAAGGTCGAGGTCCACGAGGCGAACCACTCCTACGCAGAACACTGGATCGCCGACCTCGTCGACACCGAGTCCGCCGACTACCACGACGTCCGCGACCTCCCTCCTGCTGACCTGCTGCTCGCGGGCGTGAGCTGCGTCAACCACAGCCAGGCCAACACGATCAAGGCCTTCACCGAGGGCCTCACCCTCTTCGGGCTGGAAGACCCCGACTTCGAGGCCCGGGTCACCAGGTCTGAGCGGGACCGGGCCACCGCCAACTGCGTCCTGCACTACGCGCAGACCCATCGCCCCCGGCTGATCCTCGTCGAGTGCACCACCGAGCTCACCTCATGGGGCAAGGCGGTGCCGGGCAAGAAGTATGGCGACGGGAGCACCTACCGGTGGTGGCTGAAGCAGTTCGACCTGCTCAACTACCGAGTGAAGGTCCTGTACCTCAACAGCCAGTTCTTCGGCGTGCCGCAGTCGAGAGACCGCGGCTTCTGGGCGTTCGTCCACAAGTCCCTCCCGATGCCCGACCTGGAGCACCGGCCAGCGTCCCGATGCCACCGCTGCGACAAGGACGTCGAGGCGGTGTGGACCTGGAAGACCGGGCTCCCGCCGACCGGGTCGGTGCGCTACGGCAAGCAGTACGAGTACCGGTGCCCCTCCTGCCGAACCCCCGTGGTCCCGCCGATGACGCCGTCCCTGGCCGCCCTCGACCTCACGAACCTCGGCGTCCGCATCGGTGACAAGCCGCTCAAGGAGTTCAAGGACAAGAAGACCGGCATCATCACGCGAAGCCCTCTCGCCCCGTCGACCATGGCCCGGGCAGAGCGCTGCCGTCAGCGGTTCGCCGACTTTCCCGTGATCCTCATGCCGGCCAAAGGCGTGCACGGCTCCGAGCGGCACCCGTGGCAGCCCCTCGCCACACAGACCAGCCAGCAGGAGACGTCCATCCTGTCCACCGGCGCCCTCATGGCGGCCGCGGGGAACACATTCGAGAGGCCCGGATCCGACTGCCGCTCCCGCGGGTTCGACCAGCCGCTGTGGGCGCAGCCCGCCACCAACACGACCGGTCTGATCACTCCGCCGATGGCGCTCGCGGTGGACAACTACCAGGGCGGCCCGCGCGGGGCAGGTGAGCCGCTGCCTACCCAGGTCGGCTCGGAGACGCTCGCCGTGGTGTCGTCCGGGATCCTCCCGTACCGGCAGAACACCGTGCCCACGATGCACAGCGAGGCGATGCCGACGTTCACGTCGGACCAGATCCCGGGCCTGCTGACGGCTGCTGGTTGGTACAAGGAGAACGGCAAGACTGCGCCGCACCCCATGACCGACCCGCTCGGAACGGTCACCGCCCACGACACGACAGCACTGCTGTTGGCCGAGTGGCGGGCCTCGCTCGCGGAACTCCCGCTGGAGGACTGCTACTTCCGGATGATGGGCCCCCACGAGGTCGGCCGCGGCTGCGGCTTTGACGTCCCCTTCCTCGACCACAAGGGCACCTTCAAGGTCTGGGGCAGCGCGAGGAATCAGGTCGACGGGTTCGGTAACGCCGTCAGCGAGCCGGTCGGCACCTGGATCGGGGAGCGGCTGCGGGCCGTCCTCCACCGGGCGGAGGTGGCGGCATGAGCCACTACTCCGGGTCCGTCCCCGACACCGAGCCCGCCCGCGAATGGCTGAAGCACGCCGCCTGCAAGACCGAAGACACCGACCCCGAGACGTTCTTCCCCGACAACAACACCCTCAAGATCGCGCAGGCCCGCGCCGTCTGCGCGACCTGCCCGGTCCGCCGCGAATGCCTCATCGACTGCATGGCGCACGAGGGCGCCCGATCCGCGAAGACCCGGTTCGGCGTCTACGCAGGCCTCACCCCACGACAGCGCGAGCGCCTCTACCACCGGCTCCGCCAACGCCGCACCCGGGCTGCCTCGTGAACGGCCCGTGGGGGTTGGGCGTGTGCACGCACTGGGTTGGCGCCGAACGCCGGCACTGCCAGTCCGTCGACGGGGTGCGCGCCTTCCTGACCGGGCCCCGCTGCCCGGCCCACACGCCCGCGGCGCTGACCGGACGGCCGGAGCCCGGCACCAAGACCACCTGACCACCTGACCGGCGGCCACCGCCAGGCGCACCCCCAGCGCCACGGCCGCCACCCCGGGCCAGCCCCTCAACTTCCCCCAACCGAGGGGCTGGCCCACCCCCACACACCACACCAGCACCACCAACCAGAAAGGCACCACCAGCACATGAGCAACGTCGACAAGACCACCGGAGAGATCGCCGAGCGACAGCAGGCCCCCGTCGCCGCGTTCCTCGCCAGCCACCTCAACGGCCGCACCGACGAGGAACTCTCCACCGAATTCCACACCCTCCTCGACCAGGTCCGCGCCCACGGCAAAAAGGGATCCATGACGATCACCATCGTCGTCGACCCCCCGGCCAACGGCGTCGAGTCCGCACCGCTCCCCATCGGCGTCGAGTCCGCCGTCAAGGCCCCCAAGCCGACCCCGGTCAAGTCTCTGTACTTCCTCGACGAAGACGGCCTCCCCGTCCGCGAGGACCCCCGCCAGATGTCGCCCGGCCTGTACCGCGACGCAGACGGCACCACCGAATTCCGCCTCGCCGACACCAAGACCACCGACTTCAAGGACGCCTAACCCATGACCAACACCGACAACGCGCAGGTCATCGTCGACACCGCGCTCCGCTCCGCACAGCCCCACACCCTGGAAGTCGGCAAGTACCACGCCTTCGTCACCCCCGGCGGACTCCAGAAGGTCGACCTCACCGGCCCCGACTACACCGGCCAGCTCGCCCGCAAGTCCGGCACGACCACCGTCCGCGACGCCGAGTCCTTCCTCGCCTACTGGACCAAGCACCACGACGACAACTCCGAGGTGTACGCCGACAACGAGCGCCTCACCGTCACCGCCGTCCTCGACGCCAACACCGCCACCGATGCCCGCTTCGGCGGCCACCGCCTCCACCTCGCCCTCCGCGAGACCGAGGCCTGGAAGCAGTGGACGCGCCTCAACGGCGAACTCATGGACCAGGAGGCGTTCGCCGAGTTCCTCGAGGACCACGTCCCCGAACTCCTGGAGCCCGCCGCCGCGGACATGCTGGAGATCGCCCAGTCCTTCCAGGCCGCGCAGAAGGTCGACTTCCAGTCCGCCACCCGACCCTCCTCCGGGCAGCGGCAGTTCCAGTACGTCGAGACCGCCACCACCAAGGCCGGGCAGAAGGGGCAGCTCACCGTCCCCGAGACGTTCGTCATCGGCCTCGTCCCCTTCGAGGGCAGCGAGGGCTACCGGCTCACCGCCCGCCTGCGCTACCGCATCGGCCAGCACGGACTCCGCCTCGGCTACAAGCTCGACCGCCCCGACGAGATCCGCAAGACGGCCTTCGCCGACGTGGTGAAAGCGATCGGCGCGCAGATCGACACCACCGTCATGAACGGCACCCCAGCCTGACCGGCCCGGGCGGGGCGACAACTCCCGCCGCCCCGCCCGACCCGCCACAACGCACACGACCTGTCGAGGAGACCGCCCCGTGGACAACGTCCGCCACATCCCGCACCCCACGGCGGACCCGGACGGCCTCAACCGCACATCCCCCCACGACGCCGAGGCCGAAAACTGGATGGCCGGCGTCATCATGCACAGCCGCACCGCCTACCTCGAATGCGCCGAAGTCCTCGACCGAGAGGACATCTACCAGCCCGCCATCCGCCTCATCTGGGACGTCGTCGGCGGCATGGTCGCCGAGAACAAGCAGCTCCACCCGGTCACCGTCAACGCCGAGATCGAGAAGCAGAAGCGGCTCAAGGAAGTCGGCGGAGGCGCCCTCGTCTTCCACCTCGGCGGCGACACCATCTCACCGACCATGGCGCAGGCCTTCGCCGAACGCATCGCCGAGATCGCCCGCATCCGCCGCCACGACGAACGCGCCAACCGCATCAAGGCCGAGATCGCCCGCGGCGCCAGCATCGAATACCTCGACAAACTCGACACCGAACACCGCCAGTACGAGGAACGCCGCGCCACCACCGGCCACGGCCCCTCCCACCTCACCGCCTCGTTCGTCGAGTGGGACCCGTTCTTCGCCACCGACTTCGGCGCCGTCGAGCTCCTCCTCGGCAAGCTCCTCGCACCCGGCCAACAGATCACCATCGTCGGCGACGGCAAGGCCGGCAAGTCCCTGCTCGTGCAGGAGTGGCTGTGGCGCATGGCGTGCGGCCAGCCGTTCCTCGGCGACCGCGCCCACACCCCGATCCCGCTGCTGTACGTCGACGCAGAGAACGGCCACCAGGACATCCAGGAACGATTCCGCTCCTTCGGCGCCGGGCCCGGCCGCATGGGCCTGATGACCTACTCCTCGTTCCCGCCCGTGCGCCCCCTCGACACCGCGGGCGGCGGCGCCGACCTCATGGCCATGGTCAAAGAGTCTGAGGCCCAACTCGTGTGCCTCGACACCGTGTCCCGGTTCATCTCCGGCCCGGAGAACGACGCCGACACGTGGCTCAACCTCTACCGGCACACCCTCCTGCCGCTCAAGCGCGCCGGCCTCGCCAGTGTGCGCCTGGACCACATGGGCAAGGACGGCGAACGCGGCGCCCGCGGCTCCTCCGCCAAGACCCAGGACGTCGACCACGTCTGGGAGCTCCGGGCGACCGGCGGCGGCACCCTGCTCCTCAAGCGCACCCACACCCGCACCGGCATCGGCCCCGAACAGTTCTCCCTCGTCCGCCAGTCCCAGAAAGACGGCGACCACTACCTGCCCGGCCGCACCCGCCACGTCCTCATGACCTACGAGGCCGCCCCGGACACCGGCATGGCCGCCATCCCCGGGACCGACGAACACATCATCAGCGCCCTCGACCGCGCCGGAGTCCCGCACGACGCCGGCAACCGGGTCGTGAAAGCGAAGCTCGCCGAACTCCAGATCCCGGCCGGTTCCGACAAGATCAGCCGCGTCGTCAAGGCCCGCCAAAACCGGCTCAAGTCGGACACCGTAGACGTTCCCCCGGGACGTTCCCCCGACCCGTTCCCGGAGACGTTCCCCGGGAACGTTCCCCGGAACGCTTCAAGGGACGGTAAAGACGCAGGTCAAACGTTCCCCGGTAACGCTGAGGGAACGTACCCCGGGCCCACGTTCCCCCCCGTCCCTCCCTCTAAAGGAGGGACGGGGGAGGGAACACCCGGAACGGCCACCCCAGACGAAGTCCTCTGCACCGTCTGCACCAAGCCCCTCACCGGCTACCGCCTCGACCGCGGATACGACACACACCTCGGCTGCGAACCCGAAACCGGCAGCCACCCGCCACAGGCCAACAAGCCCCACGACGCCGCATAAGCGATCACCACCCCGGGAGGCCCGACACCCGGTTACAGCGCCGCACGCACGAAGAGAGCAGCCATGAACCAGACCGACGAGAACCGCCTTCGCATCGCCGACGCGGAACACCCACTCACCCGCATCGACACAAGCGGCACCTGCTGGCAGTGGACCGGCAGCATCAACGCCAAGGGCTACGGCTTCTTCTACCTCGGAGCCGAGAAGACCAGCGCCCACCGCTGGTTCTACGAACTCATCGTCGGCCCCATCCCCGACGGCCTGGTCATCGACCACCTCTGCCGCAACCGGGCCTGCGTCCGCCCCACCCACCTCGAAGCCGTGACCAACGAGGAGAACATCCTCCGCGGCGTCGGAGCACCGGCGATGAACGCCGTCAAGACCACATGCTCGGAGGGCCACACCTTCACCGTCTTCTACCCGCGCGAGAAGGGCGGCGCCCGCGGATCCCGCCGCTGCCGCATCTGCGACCGAAGCCGAGTCCGCGCCGCCATGGCGAAGAGCCGCGGCAAGGACACCACCCGCAAGCCGTGTTCCGTCTGCGGGCTGCCCTACGCGCTCAAGGCCAACGGCACGGTCTTCCGCCACCACGGCATGGACCCGGCCGGCTTCTCCACCGGCGAGCAGTGCCCCGGCGCCGGACAACCTCCGGGCCCTGCCTGACGGCCCACGCGCGACAACACACACCACCACAACCCGAAAGGCGCACCGTGACCTACCCCGAACTCCTCACCCCCGAAGAGAAGCTCGCCGACGGCAAAGCCCGCCTCGGCATCCGCGACGTCGTCGTCCTGTGCGGCTCGATGCGGTTCGCCGACCAGATGACCGAAGCCGCCATCACCGAATCGGTCGCCGGAGCCCTGGTCCTCAAGCCCGACTGCAACATGAAGATCACGCACCCGCTGTGGGCGGACCCAGCTGAAGCGGAAGCCCTGAAGATCCGCCTCGACGAGCAGCACCGACAGAAGATCCGCCTCGCCGACCGGATCCTCGTCGTCGGCGACTACATCGGCTCGTCGACCCGCGCGGAGATCGCCTACGCCCGCGAGTTGGGCAAGCCCGTCCGGTTCACGCACCCCGAAGTCGACCCGAGCGCGCCCGCCGCCGTCCCGGCCGCCGACGAAACCACACGGTGACCGCCATGACCGACACCTACCGCGTCCTCGTCACCGGCAGCCGCGACTGGACCGACCGCCGCACCATCGAGGACACCCTCACCTCCGCCGGCGCCCTGGCCATTGGGCTCGGGCAACGCCTCGTCGTCGTCCACGGCGCCTGCCCCACCGGCGCCGACCAGATCGCCGACGAGTGGGCCCGCTGGCACCAGAACCGCGGTCAGCCGATCGACATCGAGGAGCACCCGGCCAGGGACTTCGGCCCGTGGCCCGCCTGCGGCCCGCGCCGGAACGCCCACATGGTCCAGCTCGGCGCCGATGCCTGCTTCGCGTTCATCGGGCCGTGCACCAGCCCGCGTTGCCACCGCACCGACCCGCACCCGTCCCACGGAGCGAGCGGCTGCGCCGACCTCGCAGAGAAGTCCGGCATCCCGACTCGGCGGACGCGTGCCGCGTGAGGAGCCGGACGGCCGCCCCGGGGGCTATCCGGGGCGGCCGCGACCCCCATCCCAGCACACCCACCAGGAGCCACACCATGACCGACCACATCGACCGCGCCGAAGTCGACGACCCCCGTGTCGTCGCCCTCGCCAAGGCCCGCCAGCAGATCGCCTACGAGAGCCCGTTCAACTTCGTGTGCCCGCCCTGGGGCGGCCTCAGCGAGCAGGAGCAGCATCTGTCCCTGCTCGACGCCCGGAGCTACCTGTACGCCGCCATCCGGGCCGGGCTGACCGCCACTCCCGCGTCTGCTGGTGTGGCGCCCGCCGCTGACCAGGACGGGTTCGTCTGCAAGTGCCCGCCGGAGATCTGCCAGTGCGGCCACCACGCGGCGCCCGCTGTCGTGCCTGCCGTCGACGAGACGGCCGAGGCCGCCGCGAAGACGGTCACCCGCGCCATCTACGCGCTGAAGTCCCCGCCGCCGCCCGGCTCGCAGCACTACCGGTCCGGCTGGGACGACGGCCTGGAAGCGGCGATCGACGCTGCACGAGACGCGGTGCTGGCCGTCCTCCCCGACACCAGCCGGGCCGCCGTACTCCGGGAGGCCATCGACGTGGCCCGGGAGGAAGGCCACCGCCTCGAAGAGGTCGCGGGCGTCGAGGCCGCGCGGGGCGCCCGGTCTGTGGCGTACTTGCTGCGGAAGCTCCTCGTGAAGGCGCAACCCGGGCTGCGTCGTGTGGCTGGCGGGGAGCAGCACACCAACACCCAGACGCTGCCCGCACGCGGCGACCAGGTCGAGCAGTGGCTGAAGGGGCAGCGAGACGAGTACGAGGTGCGCTCCTCCCCGCGGTGGGGAGCACTCGACGAGGTCCTCGACACGTATCGGCTGCACGCCGACACCGGGACCCCGCTCGACCAGCACGCCTGTGAGGGCCAGCACTGCGACTGCCCTGCCGCGTCTGCTGCTCCGGCCGCACCCGACACGGAGGCCCCGTCCGAGACCGTCCACGGCTGCCCGCCCGACGGCTCCGGACTCACCCCCTGCTGCGGACGCACACCCTTCGAACTCCCCCTCAAGGACCGCATCAGCAGCGAGGCCCCGACCACTTGCACAGGAGCGCCGCGGTGATAGCCGAAGCCCTCGACACTCTCATCACCCTCGGCAAGGCCATGGCCGTCTGGCTCGTCGCCTTCGCCATCGTCGCCACCGCCGTCCTGTACACGATCGCCGCCGGCCTCTTCGCCACCTGGCGCGGCCTCCGGCGCGTGGCCCGAGCCTGCCACCCCCGAACCCCGGCGTGGGCCCGCAACCGCATCGCCGCCCGACGCATCGCCCGCACTCACCCCACCATCGAGGAGGCAGCCTGATGCCCCAACTCGCCACCCGATTCCGCCTCACCGCCGTCGCCCTGGGCGCCGGCACCGCCGCCTCCGCCTGGCACCAGCACTGGATCGCCGCCGCCGTCCTCACCTACCTCGCGTTCACCGCCGTGGTCATCGCGGCCGGGAGCGAGCACCACGACCGCACCGTCTGGGACCGGCACGAGCAGGCCCGGCGTGCGGCCGCCAGCGACGACGAGACGCTCGCCGCCGTCCCGTCCCCGTGCTGCTCGTTCTGGCGGCACTCCGAAGGCAAGGTCCACGGCCCGGACTGCACACGGCCGCCCCTCCCACGCCGCGACACCGCCCGCCTCACCAGCGGCGAGCAGGCCGCGTTCGAGGAGATCACCGCCCGGGAGGAGGGCAGCGCGGCGTGAGCGGGCCGTCGAGTGCACCCCGGGGCGAGCACACGCCTCGTCCCGGGGCCGCGTGGGAGCAGCACCTCGTCCGCACCGAGCGGGTCGTCGACGACGACGCACCCGACCCGGACCCGCCGAACCGAGCGACCAGGCGCGCGCTCGCGCGCCAAGCACGGGAGACGCGGACAACCCCGAACAACCCCACCACCAGGGAGAAACGATGACGGAGCCGACCACCAGCGCGCAGACCCGCCCCCTCACCGTCGAGGAGCAGCTGAAGAAGCTCTTCGAGCGCACCGCCAAGCTGAACGACGCCCTCTCCGCGCTCATTGCCCCCGACTGGGGCGCGCAGGCCGGCCTCCTCCCGGAGACACACCCGCTGCACCCCAGCCAGCAGGCCACGCCGCTGGAGCTCGTGCGCGACGAGGAGACCCCCGATGCGGTGAACGAACTGGCGGCAGCTGTACGGGATCTCGCGTCCGTCGTCCGGCTGGAGTTGGACGAGCGCGGCGAGTTCGAACGCACGCGAGTGGCCGAGGCCGAGCGGGACGGCGCGTACCGCGAGCGAGCCCACCTCGTCGCGCTGCTGGCCGCCCTCACCGGCGGCGCGGTCATCACCTACGCCACCGACGTCGACGAGCCCGGCTGGCAGATCGTCTACCTCAGCCTCGGCGGCCGCCAGGCCTCGTGGCACATCAGCCCCCGCGACGCCGACCTCTTCGCTCACGTCGAGCGCGTCGAGCACGACGACCCGCGAGCGCATTGGGACGGTCACACCACCGAGGAGAAGTACCTCGGGATCGCGGCGTGGACCATCGAACTGGCGCAGCGACACGCCCCGAACCGACCTGACACCAGCGACGGCGGGGCGGCTGAAGCCGTACGTCAGATGGATGCCGACCCCACCCAACCCCACACCGGGCTCGTCGTCCAGCCGTACCGCGACTGCGGCCAGCAGCTGTGGGTGTTCCGCTGCTGGGGCACCGACACCTGCGACGGCTACCTGTCCCTCGACCACACCAGCCAGCAGGGGGCAGAGCAGGCCCGGGACCGGCACGTCACCGAAGAACACACCACGACCGAGGAGACCCCCATGCCCAACAACCCGTGCACCGCCACGATCGACGGCCCCCACGTCCCCGGTGACGACGCCATCCAGTGCACCCGCGAGGCCCTGCACTTGGGGAGTCACGTTGGCCCGAACCCGGACGGGGACGGCAAGACGCTGTGGACCGACCACCACGCGGGCGCCGCACCGCACCGCCGCGCAGAGGACGAGTCGTGACCGGCGGTCAGATCCTCGCCTGCGCCCTGTGTGCGGCCGCCGCAGGAGTCGCCGTGTGGGCGCTCGTCCAGCGACGCCGCACGCCCCTGGCCGTCCCGTACACCCCGCAGCCGCGCGAGCACTGCGGTGACCGCCAGCCCGGGTTCTTCGAGGGAAGCGCCGCCACCGAGTGCGTTCTGCGGCCAGGCCACCAAGGCAGTCACGCGGACGATCGCGGCGCGCGCTGGTGGCTTGCTCTGAAGGCCGGGCGTGACGACGGTGTGGTGTGCGCGGCGTACCGGGTACCGAAGACCGCCGAGGACAGCGGCTTGTGCGCCTACTGCGGCATGTCGGACTACAAGCACCAGGAGCAGCCGTGACCGACGATGGCACCGACGAGCCGATCACCGTGAAGCGCATCGCGCACCTTGTGCCCGTCTCCGCCCAACAGATCCTGGACGCCGGCCTGCCGTTGCCGCCCGGCATGGAACCGCCCCCACCCGTGCCGCGCCCGTCTCGATACCAGCGCCTGCGGTGGGCGTACCGCGAACGCGTCCAGACCGTGCGCGAGCGCGTCGGGTTCTGGATCGCGGGATACACGCCGGACGACTCGGACTGGTGATCATGCACGGCACCGGGCCCCCGCTTACCCCGAGCGGGGGCCCGCCTGTCAGTGCCGCCGGGTAGGCTGCGATCGCGGTCTGGGGTTCCCGCTCTGGCACCCCAGACCCGCTGCTACAAACGCGAAGCCCCTTCGACTCGGCGGTGGTCGAAGGGGCTTCAGCATGCACGGGGTCAGAGGCGCCGGGACGGATCATCCACGCCGCTCACTCCTCAGTCTTCTTCTCGCGGTCCTTCCCCGACCGCGAGTAGCCCGCAGTCAGATCTTGGATCGTCGTCGGCGACACGCCCAACTCCTTCGCGACCTTCCGCACAGAGGCGTCCTCAGGCGCCAGTAGCTCCAGCACCGCCTGCCGCCGAACCTCGCGCAGCGCCTTGCTGTGCTCGGGCCACTCCTTCAGCACCCTCGCCACAGCGAGCGCACGCGCCTTGGGATCTTCGATCTCGGCAAGACCTGCGAGAGCGTCCAGCACGCGCTGCACCTCCTCCTCCATGCCCTGTCCCTTCCGTGGGCAGGCCGCGTTGCCAGTGTACGGGATATCCCGTACAGTCGGCACTGGGCAGCCCGCGCTGCTCGCACCAATGAGAACGGCCCGGACGGGAGTTCGCACCTCCCGTCCGGGCCAGCCATCACCCTGCCTACCAGGAGAGATGACCGTGGCCGATCGTAACGACCAACGCACCTACCAGGCGACCCCCGAGCAGCGCGCCGAACGCAACCGCCTCGAACTCGCCGTCGCCGACCAACTCGCCACCGTCCGCCCAGACGACCTCGTCACCGAGAACCAGGTCATCGACATCGTCCACGACCTGACCCCCGAGCCTGGCCCGGTACGCAGCCTGCTCCTCGCCGCGCTGCCTATCGCCTACGGCATGACGCGCACGCACTACGCCGACGAGCTGCGTGAGATGGCGGGTGCGGCATGAGCGAGCAGCCGGTCACCGGCGATCAAGTCACCCGCATCCTCACCGCAGTCGCCAACGACCTCTCCACCAACTGGCCCGACGACCCAATGGCCAAGGCCGCGCGCGTCGGCAGGGTCTGCCAGTTCACCCCCGGCGAGTCCGGCCTCGCCGTACAGACCCTGGCTGTTGCCCCGCCAGTCCCGCCCCAGTGCACGCGCCGCGAGTACGCGGCCACGCTCCGGGCGGTGGACCTCACGAGTGGACTCATCTGCTGCGGCAAACCGATGCAGCCCCAAGGCAGCCAACTCGTCTGCTCCAAGTGCGGCAGCTGGTTCCAGGGCGGTGACCACTGATGGGAGCACTGTCCTGGCTGTTCGGCGGCAACGACCACGAACTCGCCCGCACGAGATACGCCGGCCGCGAGTCCGCGTCCGACGAAGCCGCCCGCAAACGCCGCGAACAGCACCAGAGCAAAGCCGCCAAGGCCGCCCGACAGGGCCAGCGCTGGGAGGCCAAGGACCGCAAGCGCGACAAGCGCGGCAGCACCAGCTGGACCTGGTAGCCCGCACCCGACAAGGAGCCCGCCATGGGTATCGGCATGATCCGCTACCGCGTCGAAGGGCCGGACGGCGAGTTCCTCGACGAGTTCTCCACCAACGCCCCGGACGTCGCCGAGAAGCGCATCGACCGCATCCGGAAGCACGTGCCGGACCTGACGGTCGACGAAACCCCTGACGACTGACCCGCCCCACCGACCGGCCGCCCCCGAGACCCCCGACTCGGGGGCGGCCCTCATCCAAGGACCCGCATGAACAAGCCCGAAGCAATCAAGGCCGCCGCCGACGCCGTCCACGTCGCCACCCAGGCCATCAACGACTACGGCCGCGGTTCCACCGAAGCCCAAGGCGCCCTCGATGCCGCCCGGACCGCCGTCACCACCGCCAAACAGGCCGGCGCAACCGACGGCGACCTCCACAACGCCCGCCCCAGCTGACCCGAGACCGCCGCCGCTGACCGCTCCCGGGAGGAGCACGTGACGAACCCCGCGGGCGACCGCCCCCACCTCAGCCCCCTCCAACGACGACTCATCATCGCCGTCGCCTTCGGGGCCGCAGCGATCGCAGCCATCGGCTTCCTCGGCTCCTACACCGCCGTCCGCCGCCTCGCCGAAGCCAAGCACTTCGGCGCGTTCGCCATGATCTTCCCCATCGGCATCGACGCCGGCATCCTCGTCCTCCTCGCCCTCGATCTCCTCCTCACCTGGCTGCGCATGCCGCTCGCCATGCTTCGGCACACCGCATGGCTCCTCACCGCGGCCACCATCGCGTTCAACGGCGCGGCGGCCTGGCCGGATCCGCTGGGTGTCGGCATGCACGCTGTGATCCCCGTCCTGTTCGTGGTCGTTGTCGAGGCGGCCCGCCACGCGATCGGCCGCACCGCGGACATCACGGCCGGCCGCCACATGGACTCCGTCCGCATGGCCCGCTGGCTCCTCGACCCGATCTCAACGTTCCGCCTGTGGCGGCGCATGAAGCTGTGGGAGCTGCGCTCCTACGACCAGGTGATCCAGCTGGAGCAGTCCCGGCTCATCGAGCGTGCTCGGCTGCGTGCCCGGTACGGGCGACGCTGGAGGAGCAAGGCCCCCGTGTCGGCCGTCATGGCGCTGCGGCTCACCCGCTACGGCCGGGCCCTGAGCCCTGTCTCAGGCGTCCTCGACATCGAGCACACCCCGGCTCACCCCGAACTCCCTCCGGCTCAGCCTCCTGTGAGCCGTGAGCCGCAGCCCGCTGAGCCTGAGCCGGTGGGCTTCGAGGAGACGGCGCGCACTGCGCTCACTGTCATCGGCAGCAAGCCGCAGGCCGAGCTGACCGCCCCAGTCCAACCGCTGACTCCCAGCCCTGACCAGCGAGTCTCACGTGAGCCGGTCTTGAGCCCGGCTGAGCCGATCCGCGTGAGCCGCCCCGAGCCGGCGCCTGAGCCGACCGCTGAGACGAGCGAGCCCGATGGCGGCCCGGCCGTCGACCAGGAGCGGCAGATCACCGAGCTCGCCACCCGGCTCAGGGCCGGGGAGCGGCTCACCAAGACCACCGCGGCTCAGCTCCTCGGAGTGAGCCCGGCCACCGCGGGACGGCGGCTCAAGGACGCGAGGGACCGCATCGGAGACGGAACGGGGCAGTACCTGTGAGCCCGCTCGCCTGCCTCTGGCCGATCGCCGCGCTCCTTGCCGCAGTCGGCCTCCACTCGATAGCCCCACACCGCGCCCCGCTCCTCTACCTCGGGCCGGCCGCCACCACCGTCCTCCTCCTCGCCCTGCCCGTCGCCTACGTCGCCACGATCTGGAGTCACTGACATGCCGTACATGGCCATCAACCTCGGAGGCGTAGCCCTCGGCGTCGGGATCATCCTCGCCTTCCTGATGCGCTGGGTACTCAAGGAGAAGAAGCGGCTCGGCGCCCTCGTACCCTTCGTCCTGGCGCTGCTCTACGGGATGCTCGCCGCGCTCGCCGCGCTCGGCTCCGTGTCCGCGCTCGGCGCCGTCACCTGGGTCGGCCTGTGGGCCGGGAACGTCGCCGGATACACCGCCCTCGTCTGGGGTGTCGGAGGCAGGGCCCCGGACGT